CCCGAGTTACACGATGAAACGTCGACCTCTGTACTTATTAAAGTAAACAGTTTGGAAGATACAGGAGCTTCAAAGAAGGCGCCTGTCGGCGAGCTTACAATTTCTCCTGACAGGGCCGTCGAGGTCATGCTCCAGGACGACGACGCCCTCGACGACCTCGCGGCCCCCAAGTCGGTCGGCGGCATCATGATCGGCTCCGACGCCCCACCGCTGACGCCCCACGGCCCCCGCGCCCGCGCCCCGTACCTGCCCCCCGACTCGCACCCGAGGCCGCCGATCACCGTCATGTACATCTCGCCCGAGCTCACCGACGAGCAGAAGGCCCGCGAGGTCGTCGACGGCTACCGCCGAGCCGTCCGAGCCGTGTACGGGACGAGCTGGTGGCACTACTCGAAGGGCGACATCAGGAGGGCTCGCGGCTTCGACAGGCTGCTCGCCGCCGGCAACGCGATGGCCGAGCACAGCGTGCCCGCCGAGCACTGGGCGATCTGGAGGCTGCGGTGGTTCAGGGAAGGCAAGCAGTTCGCCGACGTCCCGCCGCCGGTGTGGGTCGTCATGTCGGCCAAGTTCGTGTCGGAACGCGCCGGCTGGTTCCGCAAGGAGTACGACCTCCCAGTGCCAGTCCTGCAGCGAGACCCGATCATCACCGAGCAGCACCTGCGCAACACCGAGGCCGAGAAGCGCTGGATGGGGTGCGACGGCGACGCGGCGCTGATGTTCCTCCCGAGGTGGTACGCCGAGAAGCGGCGAGCGGAGATCGCCGGCGGGTGCGAGTCCCCGCACGACTGCTGGCCCTGCAAGCCTGGCTCGCGCTACGGCAAGGTGCAGCGGTGAACAAGGCCGCGCCGCCGCCGCCGTACGCCCTCGAGGAGGACGTCGAGCGCGCCGTGGTCCTCGCCGAGTGCGGCGAGCCGCGCTTCCACTCCGCGATCGGCCGCGCGATGGACCCGGATCGGATGCGGTCCCCGGAGGCCCGCATGCTGATGGCGGCCGCCCATGCGATCGCCAGCAAGACCGGGAACCCGCCGTCTTGGCCGGCCCTGGCGATCCAGCACCTCACGACCCTCTCGTCCAAGGGCAAGGTCACGTGGGACCAGGTGCAGGCCTGCAAGGACTACCTCCTTGAGGCGATGGCCCAGCCGCTGGTCCACGCCGACGAGCTCGTGGCGTCCGTCCTCCCGATCATCCAGCGCGTCCGGCACAAGGAGGCGATCGTCGACGCCCTCGACGGCTACAAGAACAACGCCTCGCCGGCCGACACCGCCGCCGCGTTCGAGGCGGTCGCCAAGCTCGGAAAGACGACCGGCTCCGTCATGCGGTCGATCGACGACATCGTGGCGCAGCCGCAGTTCTTCGTCGACGTGGACAAGGACCTGCTCCAGTTCGGGATCCCGGAGCTTGATGAGGCCATCGGCGGCGGCATGGAGAAAGGCTCCTTGTCCCTGCTGGTCGGTGGCTCGGGCGCCGGCAAGTCGATGGCGCTGGCCCACGTCGCCGTGGAGGCGCTGCTGCTCGGTCACCATGTGTTCTACCTGACCCTCGAGCTGAGCGAGGGGCGGGTCGCCCAGCGCATCGCGCGCAACCTGACCGACATGACGAGGCGCGAGGTCAGGCTCGACCCCGCCGAGGCCCGCCGCCGCTACGCCGCCGTCCGCGCGATGCCCGGGGCCGGGAGGTTCCTCGTAGGCTACGCCGAGCCGCTCGTCACGAGCCCGGCCGACGTCCGGCGGCTGGTCGAGGCGAGCGCCAGGGAGAACCCCGGCTTCGACCCGCGCGTGATCGTCGTCGACTTCCTGGACAAGCTCCGCTGCAACCCCAAGGCGTCCCTCTACGAGGACATGCTCGCGTGCACGGACGGCCTCAGGTCGATCGCCGTCGACGTTGACGGGTGGGCGTTCACCGCCTCGCAGTCTGACCGCAAGAGCACGAACCGCCCGTGGCTGGACCTCGACGCGGTGGCGGACTCGATGAACAAGATCCGCAGCGCGGACGCGGTGGTCGCCATCGGCCGCACGGACGATGACAAGGCGGCGGACCTGATCCGCTTCTGCGTCCCGAAGCGGCGCGAGGGCGAGGGCGCCCACACCCGCGTAGGTCCCCTCGCGTGGGACCCGGAGCGCGGGCGGATCACAGTCGTGTCGAACCGGACCTACCCGTGGTGACCATGCGCCACCGGCCGCCTGGGCCGTGCTGGGTGGTCTACCGTCGCACCGCCGAGGGCCTTTGCTATGTGGCCTCGCCAGCTTCCGCCAGGGAGATCGCGAGTGACTGGAGATCTTGGGAAGGCAACAGCTTCTTCTCGATCCAGTACGTCGAGCCGTTCTCTTGCGAGATAGATGCGATCGCCGCGGCCATCATTATCGACGGGGCCGTGCAGTGCATTGAGGATCACAAGTATCGCGACGTTGGCCCTACCGGGCCAGCCTGGGAGCAGGGTGTCGCGCGTTGACCCCGAGCTCGCGGAGCTGGCGCTCGGCGAGGCGCGCCGGTCCTCCGGCGGCTGGTGGAGGGCGAACTGCGACTACTGCCTGATGGAGACCGGCAAGCCGGACAAGAGGCAGTCGCTCGGCATCAAGCCATCGATCTCGTTCTTCATGTGCTTCAAGTGCGGGGCCCGCGGCCGCCTCCGCGACGTGCCTGACGACGTGCTCCTGCAGGAGGCTCGCGAGGCCAAGGCCCGCGGCGACGCCCCGCAGCCGATCAAAGGGCCGCCGGACGGGTACGAGCCTATCTGGGATGACGCGTGGGACAGCGTGTTCCTGGAGGTGCCGCGCCGGTACCTCGAGCGCCGGGGCGTGACCCGCGAGGTCGCGGAGGACGCGAGGATCGGCGTGGTGTGCGACGGCTACCTGCGCGCCAGGATCGTCGTGCCGGTGCTCGACGTCGACGAGCGGACGTGGCTCGGATACTCGGCCCGCGACTGGACCGACAAGCAGGACCCGCGGTACAGGTACCCGAGGGGCATGGCGCGAGGCGTCCTGCTCTACAACTGGGCCGCGATCTATCGGCGGACGGACGTCCCGCTGATCTTCGTCGAGGGAGTATTCGACGCCCTGCCGTACTGGCCCGACTGCGCCGCCGGCCTCGGCAAGCCTGGCGACTACCATCGCCGCCTGCTGCTGGACGCGCAGCGACCGATCGCAGTCTGCCTCGACGGCGACGCCCATGAGGAGGGATGGGCGCTCGCCCAGTACCTCCAGCTGAATGGTAAGGCGGCCGGCTCGGTCAAGCTCTCTCCGGGGGCAGACCCCAACACCGTCGACCCGATTTGGCTCAGAGAGGAAGCGAGGGCGTGCGTGTCTAGCGGTCGTAATCAGGCAAGCTAAATGATAAGGCTACTGCCCGAGCCGGTTGGCTCAGAGAGGAAGCGAGAAAGATGCATCCGGTTGCAGACAAGGTGAAGCTAAAGCAGTTCGAGGGCGAGATCGACATCATGGGGAGGTCGCGCAGCGTCGCGTTCGTCGCGGAGTACGGGGACCAAGGCGCCCCCGGGTACGAGCCGGCCGTCCTGACGATCGCCGGGCTGTCGATGTCCGAGGCGTGGGAGGCCCTCTCCCGCCTGGCCGGCCCGGTCGCCGTGCCGAGCGAGGCCAAGAAGTCCGAGACCAAGGCGGCCCCGGCTGAGCCCAAGAAGACGGAGGCCAAGGCCGCGGCGCCTCCCCCTAAGAAGGAGGAGCCGAAGCCGGCGGTGGTAAAAGAGCCTGCGCCGGACGACCTCGACGACCTCGGCGACGGGGAGAAGGGCCAGGCGCTCGATGTCGACTTCATGGCCAAGCAGGAGAAGCTGCGACCGGTGATCGAGCACATGATCGCCTGCGGGCACAAGACTGCGATCGACATTGTGAGGGTCGCCTCGGGGCACAAGGGGGCCGTCCCCACCCTCAAGGCCCTCGAGGAGAAGGGCGGGTTCGACAAGCGTATCGAGCGCGCGGCCCTCGTGGTCCTCGGCGGCGAGGCGGCGTCGTGAGCCGCTGGCGCAAGAAGCCGGTCGAGGTCGAGGCCGTCCGCTGGGCCGGCGACAACTGGTCCGAGGTGTACGACTGGATCATGAAGCACGGACCGGACATGCAGGACCCGGGCATCCACCGGCGCGGCCACGAGATCACGATCAGCACCCTCGAGGGTGAGATGACCGCGTCCGTCGGCGACTGGATCATCAAGGGCGTCAAGGGCGAGTTCTACCCGTGCAAGCCCGACGTCTTCGAGACCTCGTACGAGGAAGTAATCGGCTAGCCGCACATGCGCCGGCTGGCCATGTACCAGGGACCCCCGACGTCGCCGGTCGACTCGGGGGCCCTCCCTTTAGATCGATCATGCACCAAGTGCTCGTGGTCGACCGCGGGACCCACTAAGAAGTCCTGCCTCCCAGCGGACGGGACCCCAGGCGGCCTGCTGGTCGTCGGCGACGCGCCCAACCGCGACGCCGTCAGGCCGTTCGCGTCGAAGACCGGCGCCTACGTCCGCGACCTCGTCCGCAAGAGCTGGAGCGGCCCGGTCGTGTACGACTACGCCGTCAAGTGCTCGGCGGGCAGGTTCACCAAGCTGAAGGACGCGGCCACCCCGATCAAGGAGTGTCGCCCGTACCTCGCCGAGGTCCTCCAGCAGGCCCGCCCGGAGAGGGTCCTCGCGATCGGCTCCTGGGCGGCCCTCGGGCTCCTCGGGCGCGGCCTCGACATGGAGTCCGCCCGCAGGGCCTACGGCTGGGTCCTCCGGGACGTCCCGGTGTTCGTCCTCCACGGCCCGATGGCGGCCCTCGAGAACCGCTTCATCCGCGAGCGCTACGAGCGCGACTTCGCCTGGGCCCTCACGCGGCCCCGCCCGACGCCCTCGCACGTCGGCGGCGTCGTCCACGTCGTCGAGGACCTCGACGACGCCCTCCAGGCCGAGGAGGCCCTGTCGCTCCACGAGGAGCTGCTGTTCGACGTCGAGACCGCCGGCCTCCCGCACGGCCCCGACTTCACCGTCCTGTGCGCGGGCCTGGCCGCCGTCGACGAGCTGGAGGGGGACTCGTGGGTGTGGAGCGGTGACAGCGACAACCCCGGCCTGGCGCAGCGCGGGGCCCTGTCGGATCCGGACTGCCTGATGGTCCTGCGCCGCATCCTCAGTCGCCACAAGATCAGCGGCTCGAACATCAAGTACGACGTGATCGCCGCGGCCCAGTGCCTCGGCGTCGACATCCCGTCCCTCGCCTTCGACACGCAGCTGGTGCGCAAGCTGATCGACCCGCTGGCGATGGGCCGCCTAGAGTACGTGGTCGAGCTCGTCGGCATGGGTGGTTCCAAGGAGGAGGCCGCCGACCTGCGCAAGAAGGCGACGATGGCGGCCCGACGCAAGAAGTGGCGCCCCGGCGAGAAGCCTCACGACCACTGGTGCGTCCAGGCGATCCGCAACGGCGCCGAGCCCAACCGCTACAACTTCGCGCTCCTCCCCGACGACGTCCTCTGGCGCTACAACGGCCGAGACGTGGCCGGCTCGGCGGCCGGCACCATCCACCTCAGGGACCGCACCAGGCGCGAGGCCCCGCACGAGCTGGCCATCTGGGAGGCCCTGTACCTGCCGGCGATCCCGTCGTTCAAGCGCATCGAGCGCACGGGCATCCAGGTCGATCGCCAGGCCTTCGAGACCTTCAGCGCCTTCCTCAACGTCGGGCTGAGCGAGCTGGCCGAGAAGTTCAAGGCGTGGGGCCCCGACTTCAACCCGGCGAGCCCCAAGCAGGTCGCGGAGATCCTCTTCGAGAAGCTGAAGCTCCCGAAGGGCAAGGTGTCGGAGAAGTCCGGCGACGCCTCCACGGACAAGGAGGTCCTCGAGGGCCTCCGCGGCCGTCACCAGTTCGTCGACGACATGATCGAGTTTCGCCGGCTGGAGAAGATGGACGGCACCTACGCGGCCGGGATGATCCCGAAGATCCGCCCCGACGGTCGCATCCACCCGTCCTTCAGGCTCGACGGCACGGAGACCGGCCGCATCTCCGGCGAGGACCCCAACCCCCAGAACCTCCCGCGCGCGGAGACGGTCGAGGGCAAGATGTGTCGCGACTGCTTCGTGGCGTCGCCCGGCAACGTCCTCATCGAGTTGGACCAGTCGCAGATCGAGCTGCGGGTGGCCGCCGGCATGTCCGGCGACGAGGAGATGATCGCCATCTTCCTGGAGGGCCTTGACTACCACTTCCGCACCGCGCAGCTGATCGCCAGGCTGGCGTGGGGGATCTCGGAGGCGGACGTCACCGACTGGCACCGCTCCTACTGCAAGTGCTTTCACCCGGACACAGAGGTGATGACGCGCTCGGGGTGGAAGAAGATTGTGTCGCTTGGCAATGGCGAGGAGGTGATGTCCTGTGAGCCCTGCAGCGGTCACGTCGTCAAGATGGGGTGGATCGTGCCGACCGAGGTGTTCACGGCCGTCCACCCGGCGCAGGAACTGGTGCACTTTAGGAATGAGGGTATTGACGTCCGCGTTACGCCCGATCACGGGATGCTCGCGTTCGACAAGAACGGCGAGCCGCAGCAGAGAGTCCTGCCGGCGGATTTCCCGAAGAAGCGGTCGTGGGCGAACGCTGGGTGTTACGTTGGCGCCTCAGACGAGAGAGATGAGATGATCCTCCGCCTCGCTGTAGCAACGCAGGCCGATGGGTCGATCACATCAACCGGGGGAATCAGCTTCGGGTTCACGAAGGCCAGGAAGATCGGTCGGTTGACGGCGTTGCTCGACCTCGCTGGCCTGGCCTACTCGGAGAAGGTAGCCGGGCGGGTGACGAGGATCTACGTTAAGAAGGACGATGCGAAGCATGTCCTCTGCCTGCTCGACCGCAAGTCATTCCCGTGGTGGTGGCTAGAGCTCGTTCCGCTCCAGAAGGAGGTCGTACTAGAAGAGGCCTCCCGCTGGGACTCGACGATCCAGGGGTCGTGGAAGATGTTCCGCTACGACAACAAGGACGAACAGTCGGTCGACGTCCTCCAGGCGATCGCGACCACCAGCTACAGGAAGACGCGCAAGGTTCTTCGTTCTGGGGGAGTGTTCAGCTTGTCAGTGAGGGACCACCACGTAACTCGCTCGGGGAACCTCCGAGTCACCAAGGAGCGGTGGACAGGGCACGTCGCCTGCTTGACGGTGCCGAGCGGGTGCGTCGTTGTTCGGGATGGCGGTGTTCCATTGATCACGAACCAGACGGTGAATTTCGGCCTCATGTACGGCAAGACGGACGCCGGCCTCGCCCAGCAGCTGGGCTGCACCATCGACGAGGCCCGCAAGCTCCGCCAGGCGATCCTCGGCCGCTTCAAGAAGTTCGCGGCCATGATCAAGAAGCTCCTCCACCACGCGAGGACCAAGGGCGGCATCGACGTGCCGTGGCTCGACGGGGCCTACCACACGCGCCCGCTGTACGAGGTCGCCGGCCACGACAAGTGGAAGCGGAACAACGCGGAGAACAGCTCCATCAACACGCCAATCCAGGGCCGCGCGGCGTGGTACACCCTCGCGAGCATCCCGCCAATTCACGCCTGGATTGATGAGGTCGGCGCCACCGTCGAGATCGTAAACACCGTGCACGACAGCATCCTACTAGACTGCCCCCCAGATTGGGCCGACCGCGTGGTCGAGGCCGTCAAGAGGATCATGACGTCGTTCGACTGCTGGGGCGTCCCGCTCGTCGCCGACTGCAAGATCGGCGACCGCTGGGGCTCGCTCCGGAAGGTCAAGAAGGGCGAGACCTACGCGGACGCGCAGGTCAGGTGGATCGCTGAGGCGCTGCTCAAGAGCCCCCACGGGCACTAAAGGAGAACTGTGCAGATGGAAGGGACCAAGAAGGCGGTACGCGAGCGGCTCGATTCTGTTCGAGACGGTAAGACCCGCCGGTTCAACCTCAAGTACCTAGACGAGATCACGGGCGAGCCGAAGGAGCTCAAGTTCTACGTTGTGGCCAACTGCTATGCTGACGGGCGTCTCGCCGAGGTGTTCATCCGCGGGGACAAGATCGGCGGCTTCCTCGGCGGCGCCCTCGACATGTGGGCGATCATGTTCAGCCTCGCCATGCAGCACGGCATCCCGATGCAGACGGTTATGGACAAGATGCGGCACCAGCGCTTCGGCCCGGGCGCCCACGGCGTCGGCACTGGCGACCCGGAGTTCCCGTCCTGCTCGTCCATGTTCGACCTGATCGCGCAGTGGCTGGAGAAGCGGTTCCCGGACGGCCGCCTCGCCCAGCCGGTACGGGCGCCGCCGTGAGCGTCCTCGTTGACAGGGACATCCTGCTCGCCAAGGAGGCGGGCCAGATCGTCATCGACCCGTGGGACGAGGCGGCCCTCGGCACCAACAGCTACGACGTGCACCTCGCCTCGATCCTCCGCACCTACGTCGAGCGGATCGACCTCGACCTCTACCACCGGAGTGGCGGCGTGGTCAGGCAGGTCGTGCCGTTGGACTGCAGGGTCAAGCAGGACGTCGAGGACCGCGTCATTCCGGAGGGCGGCCTCGTCCTTGAGCCGGGTGAGCTCTACCTCGCCTCGACCGTCGAGTACACGGAGAGCCTCGCGCACGTCCCGATCCTCAACGGCAAGTGTTTCGCGTCCGGTACCAAGGTCTGGATGGCTGACGGTACACTCAAGCGCATCGAAGACGTTGTCGTCGGAGACCTCGTGCTAAGCGTCAACGGTGGGTACCGGACGGTCCAGGAGACGCATCGCGGGCGGTCGTCGTTGTTTCGCGTTGACCAGACGCACGGAATTTCCTACGTCGTCAACGGCGATCACCAGCTTGTGATTCGCTGCGGTCGCAACACGGATAACAAGGCGTACCAAGAGGGTGATGTCATCTGTCCTTCGGTGCGAGAGTTTGTCGAGCTGCCTGCCAACGTGCAGAAGCACGTCTACGGGTTCCGTGCCGCCGTCTCGACGTTCCTCTGTGATGGCTCGTTGCCGATCGACCCATACCTGCTCGGCGTTTGGCTCGGAGATGGCACCTCGGACGCTGCGCAGCTGACGATCAACAACGACGACGAGGAATTGCTTGCCTACCTGCGCGTGATGTTCCCGCTGGCGAAGTTCCACCAGTACAAGCCTGGCGCCTTGACGGTCGTGCTGTCGACGCACGAGAAGGACTCGTTCGCTCGTCCGAATACATTCTTGAACGACCTGCGTGCGATCGGTGTGCTCAATAACAAGCACGTCCCGCGTTGTTACTGGGTGGCTGCGATCAGAGATCGTCTGGCTCTGTTGGCTGGCCTGCTCGACACCGATGGTTCCCCAAACGGCTGCGGTTGGGAGATCACCACCAAGTATACGACGCTGCGTGATGCGATCGTTCACCTCGCTTCATCTGTCGGGCTCACGGCAAGCGTTGCTGTCAAGGTCGTCGATGGCATCGAGTATCAGCGCGTCAACATCTCTGGTGACGTATCGTGCATTCCGATCAAGTTGTCTCGAAAGCGTGACAAGATCCGCGAGTCCAAGTTGGTCGGGCGGACCGACTCGAAGCTGACGATCATTCCCATTGGTGTTGATGAGTTCTTTGGTTTCTCATTGGACGGTGATGATCCAGAGGACAAGCTGTTCTTCCTGGAAGACTTCACCGTCGTCCACAACAGCAGCCTCGGCCGCCTCGGCCTCTCGATCCACGTGACCGCGGGCACCGGCGATGTCGGCTTCAGGAACCACTGGACCATGGAGCTATTCGTCGTCAAGCCGCTGCGCGTCTACGCCGGCATGGCGGTCGGTCAGCTGCTGTGGTTCGAGACGAGCGGCAAGCCGGACATCCCGTACGACGCGAAGCCGGGGGCTAAGTACACGAGCGTCTCGCCTGCGCCACAGGCGTCGGAGATGGCGAAGAATTTTAAGTGAAGCCCCGGACTAGTCGAGGCGGCCAATCGACAACCAAGGAGGGCAGGGCCTGGAGGTCCATGCTGAGCCGCTGCTACGACGATCAACATCCTCACTGGGTCGACTACGGCGGTCGCGGAATTACAGTATGCAAACGCTGGCTAGGCGATCTCGGCTTGGCAAATTTCATCGCCGATATGGCAGTCGCCCCTCCAGGATCGACGTTGGGGCGCAGGGACAACGCACTCGGGTACAGCGCGGAGAACTGCGTCTGGGCTACTTGGGCGGCGCAGGCGCGCAATCGGCGTAACAACGTTCGTCTGACCTTGGGCGGCGAATCCAAGCTGATGGTGGAGTGGGCTGAGGCAACTGGCCTGCCGGTGTCCTTGATCAGCAAGCGCCTGCGTCGGGGTCTCTCTGTAGAAGAGGCTCTGACGATTCCCAATAAACCACCCGGTAGGCCGGTCGGAAGTCGGACGCTAAATAGGAAGGCTCGTGTTGCCATGGGCAAGCGTAACTACACGGTTGAGGAGCTGTGCAGCAAGTGCTCGCAGAGCGCGCGGTACACCGACGAGCACGGTGGCCGCGTCTGCTCCCATCACGCCACTGGCGTCCTCAGCGTCCGCGATATCGACGTGCCGCGGCTCCTGGCTCTCGTCGAGGACTTGCTGGACCGCGTGAAGAGTGCCGGGCCGATCACGCAGGAGATCCGCTGTTTGATAGGTCGGCGCTCGTGAGGGTCACGATCAAGACGTGCGGCCGCACTCACCCCCAGAAGGGCGGGCGGGTCCGCGTCGACGGCCTCGTGTACGTCGTGGCGCAGGCCGAAGATCCCACGGAGCTGGACGACGTGGTCGCGGTGACCGACGTGGAGCTCCAACCGGCGGGCACCGTGCCTGGCATCCAAACACTCAACGCGGAGATCGTATGCAGAGCAGACTAGACGAATTGTTCCAGCCGACGCCGATCGAGGACCCTGTCGAGCACGCGCGCGCCGCGGTCAACATCAACGGCGGCGACCTCAGGCGAGAGCTGGAGCGCCTGCCGGCAGACCTAGCGCATTACGGCTTCGAGCTCGCCCGCGCGCACCGCAGGTGGATCACGGCCAAGATCAATGCGAAGGAGGTCGAGGCCGTGATCTGGTTGACGGTACGCGAGGACCTCGAGGACCTCGGCGAGAAGGTCACGGAGGGTCGCGTGGCGGCCAGGACCCAGACCGACTCGGAGGTGCGCGCGGCGCACGCGGAGCTGATCTCCGCCGAGTTCGAGCGCGAACAACTGCGGGCGATCCACACGGCGCTCCTGGCCAAGCGGGAGAGCCTCACGTCCCTCGTGCTCCTCGCCCGCGCGGAGATGGGCGGGGCCAGCTGGCGGGACCCCAGCGAGGACTCGGAGGCCCCCCGTGGCTAGGGGCTATCGGGACGCGGAGGACGAGTTCGTCGAGGACTACGACCCGGACGACTTCCGGGCCTCCTCGAAGGGCCCGGGCTCGCGCTGGAAGGCCGACCAAGGCTTCGACCTCACCGATGTCATCGTGATCGCCGAGACGGACGGCGCCTTGAAGATCCGCGGTTTTGGACTGTCGTCCGACCCGTTCGGCGTCCAGGACCCGAATGAGGAGGCGTGGATCCCCAAGTCCCAGATCCACGGTCGCTCCGACCTCCAGGCCGACTGCGGCGTGGGTGCCCGCGGCACGATAACCATCACCAAGTGGCTCGCGGAGAAGCGCGGCCTCGTATGAGCGTCAGACCAATAGACTAGGCTACCAACCACAACAACCAACCACAACAACCAGCAACCAGGAAACAGGACCATGGCTAAGAAAGAAGAGACCACAGCGATCGCAACCTACGGGGAGTGGACCCCCGAGCAGATGGAGAAGGAGTCGAAGGAGATGGCCTCCGGCGGCGACTTCTGGAAGTGCCCCGTCGGCAAGACGCTGCTGCGCTTCCTGCCACCGAAGATCGGGTGGCCGTCCCCGTTCGTCCTCCAGCACCAGCACTACTTCGACATGCCTGGCATCGAGAAGTCGATCAACTTCTGTTGCCCCAAGATGCACGACGGCAAGGCGTGCCTGGCGTGCAAGAAGGCCGACGCGATGGAGGCGAGCGGAAACGCGCGCGACGAGAAGGCGGCCCGCAAGCTGCGCCCGTCCCGCCGCATGCTCGCGAACGTCGTCATCAACCCCAAGGACGAGGTTAACAAGCCGGTGATCTGGGGCTTCGGCAAGACCGTCTACGACCAGCTGAAGGCCATCCGCGAGAACGACGAGGGCGGCGGAAACTTCGTTGACCCGATCAAGGGGTTCGACATCGTCGTGCAGCGCGTTGGCAGCGGCAAGGACGACACGAGGTACACGCTCATCCCGAGCCGCAGCATCACGCCCATCGCGAGCATGGACTGGATCGACATGCAGGCGGACCTCCGCAAGCTGATCCGCGTCCCGACCGTCGAGCAGCAGAAGAGGCTGTTCGACGGCGAGGACCCGCGCGACGTGTGGAGCGACGGCAAGGTCGATCGGGCCCACGGGTCGCAGCGCCGCAAGGACGACGCCGGCGAGGACGACGTCGACGCCATCGACGTCGACTCGACCGAGAAGCCGAAGACTGCGGAGGACGACTTGTTCGACGACGAGGTCGACCTCGACTAACGTACCGGAGGGCAGGCCGCTCACCGTCCCCCCGGTGTTGTGATCAACGTCAGCGACGACCCACCCTCGGCGCTGGCGGGGCCCGCTCCCTCCCCTTGCGATCGCAAGCGGCCGGTAACTCACAACCCGGCTGCGTGGTACAGGTTGCTTCTGGGGTTCGATTCCCGGCGATCGCACGTATGGCAAAGCAAAAGGAAGACGATCCAGTCAAGGCGGTCATCGCTGGCATCAAGGCCAGGGTCAAGCACGGCACCGCTCGCCTGCTCAGCGAGGGCACGGACAGCGACGTGGAGGAGGTCATCCCCACGGGGATTGACGTCCTGGACCACCACGTGCTCTCGATCGGCGGGCTGCCGGTCGGGCGCATCGTCGAGCTCTACGCCGGCGAGGGCGTCGGCAAGACGTCGCTCCTGTTCCAGATGATCGCCGGCGCCCAGCGCGAGGGTGGAGTCGCGTGCCTCAACGAGACGGAGCATGCGATCGACGCCCCGCGCGCCGCGGCCTTCGGCTGCGACATCGACCGCGTGGTCCTCGAGCAGAGCGACACGCTGGAGGACGCCTACGCCTGGATCGAGTCCGCGCTCGACTCGGCCCCTAGGTCCAAGAAGGGCGACCCCCCGTTCTTCGTGAGCTTCGACAGCCTCGCGGCTACTCCCTCGATGAAGGAGGTCAAGGAGGGGCTCCACGGCAAGGACGCGGCGATGGACCGCGCGAAGGTCACGTCGAAGGCCCTCCGCATCCTCACTCCGAAGGTCGCCGGGGCGAGGGCCGTGTGGGTGGTAGTCAACCAGACGAGGACGCTCGTCGGCGGCGGCTGGGGATCGTCCACCACGACGCCAGGCGGCGCCGCGCTGAAGTTCCACGCGAGCATCAGGCTCGAGCTGTTCTCCGGCAAGTCGATCAAGGCCGTGGTCGGCGGGATGGAGCAGCACGTCGGCAAGCAGGTGACGATGATGGCCGCCAAGACCAAGGTTGGCGGTCGCCCGTGGGCCAAGGCGAAGGTCCGCCTCTACTACGAGACTGGGTGGAACAACGCCTGGTCCACCGTGTGGCACGCGAAGGATCGCAAACTGGTGCCAGCGTCAGCGAAGTACAACGAGGAGACCTACCTGATGGCCCTGAAGGCCCTCGGGTGGAACAGAGGCTTCGCGGCTGGCGGCATGGCTGAGCCGGTCGGCGACGTCGAGGATACGGACGAGGAACTCCTCGGGGAGAGCGACGACCTTGACTAGGAGGAAGCGCGTGGCAGGAGGATCCAAGAAGATCGCAGGCCTGGAGGTCAGGCAATACGTCGACCTGAGCAGGCGCATGGGGCTGGCTCACTTTGACGAGGTTATGAGGGCCGTGTCGGAAACGATCCACAGGTCCGCAAGCCTCAGCCTGGACGACGACGAGGATCGAGACGTACTGAGGCGGCGGATCCAGTTCGCGCTGGGTGCCGTTGAGGGTTGACAACCGATCCAGGTCGTGATCAAAAAAGGATCCAGGAGGATCGTATGGCCAGCAAGAAGAAGGACAAGTTCGAGAACGTGGATCTCCGCAAGGCTCCGCACGACAAGCGGCCCAAGCCGAGCACCGGGCAGAGCGCCGCCGCGCGAGAGCTGCCGTGGGACAGCATGTCGCATGACGAGCAGTCGGTCGTGAAGATGCTCAACTCGCCGGGCTACGGCGAGCGGAAGCTCCGCACGATCGAGTACCTCGCCGACGGGCTCGAGGGCGACAACCCGCGCCTCCAGTCCCGCAACGCCCTGCGCCGCCCGGTGAGCTGCGGCTGGGTCGAGAAGGCCGAGCGCGCGACGTACCAGATCTCGGTCAACGGGCGCAGGCGGATGGCCGCGCGGTGACGTTAGCGTTCGTGGCTGATGTTCATGTCGCCAATCACAAGAGGTGGGGCGGGCCGACTGAGGGCGGCCTCAACCGCCGCGGTTTGGACTGCGTCGCCACGATCGAGTCGGCCGCGTTGAAGGCGGCCGAGCTGAGGGCTTCGGCTTTCATCGTCCTCGGCGACTTGTTCGACCACACGCGGCCGTCGCCTCCCTTGGTCGCCGCGACCACGCAGGCGATTCGCAAGTTCAGCGGCGAGCAGTGGGTACTCCTCGGCAACCACGACAGGCAGTCGATGCACGACCGCGACCACGCGTGCGCGTCGATGGCGCAATGCGGGATCCGCGTCGCCGCCAGCCCGACTGTCGCCAACTTCTCGGACGCCGAGGTGGCCTTAGTTCCGTATGGCCACGGCGAGGCCAAGGACTGGCTGACGACCGCCCTCGCCCAGCTCGTGCCGCACTGGTCTGGTAACACCGGTAAGCGGCGCATCCTGGCCACGCACCTCGGCATCTGGGACGAGGAGACGCCAGCATACCTCAAGGCCGCGAAGGACGCGGTGTCAGTAGGGTTCATGCGCTGGATCTGCAACGCCCACAAGATCGACGCGGTGTTCGCCGGCAACTGGCATTCGCACGCTGTGTGGGGTCCTCCAGTCGGCGGACCCCCTCCACTCATCGTGATCCCCGGGACGGTCTGTCCGGCGTCGTTCTCTGATCCTCAGGTGCCCGGCTCGATGATCATGCACCAACCAGGTTCGCATTCGCTGTCCAGGATCTTCATCATGGCGTCGCCGTTGTTCCTCAAACCGGACGGCCTCGAGGAGTTCAAGCAGTTCGTCTACGAAGGTACCTTGCTGCGCCACCACTCGCAGCTATCAACCGGCCGCGTGTACGTCCGCGCGACGGTCAGGGGGGACGAGCTGCCAGAAGCGCTCGATTTCAGGGATAGGCTACTTGGGCAGTGCCCCGGTGCTATGGTCCACGTCGAGGTGCGTGAGGACGAGGCGGCCGTCTCCGTGCGAGAGGCCGCGAGGGCTGCGATCGCGAGCGCCCGCGACGACCTATCCGAGACGTACGCCGACCTCGCCAAGGTCGAGGAGCCGGGCACCCGGGATGGCGTCGCCCGCCGGCTCGCCGAGTACAGGAAGGTCGCCGGATGAGCCAGACGGTCGACGCCGACGTTTTCCCCGCGGCGCTGGGGCGGAATATTAAATGCGAGGTCTGCCTGCGGCAACCGCCCAACGTCGACATCATGCGCTTTATGCTCACCATCCCGTGGTCGGAGCGATCCAAGCGGTACGTCCAGACGAGGGGCATCACCACGTGCGGGTCGATCTCGTGCCTCAGTGTCGCCCAGCAGATCGTAGCCATTAGGGAGGCTGACCTCAGGTGATCATCGAGCTGACCAATTTTATGAGCCACGACCACTCGGTGGTCGAGCTCCCGGAACGCGGCGTGGTCCAGGTCACCGGGTCCAACGGAGCCGGCAAGAGCGCTATCCTGGAGGCCGTCGGGGTCGCCATGTGGGGCAAGGGCTCTAGGAGCCTGCGGTGGTCCCCGTGGCGCGCCGAGGCCGGCCACGTGACGATCACGGACCAGGCGTCCCAGGTCGTAGTCGAGCGCAAGTGGACTGGCAAGGCCAAGCAGCTCAAGTGGCGCCGCATGGTCGCCGGCGGGATGATCGAGTTCGACACGACGACCAAGGCCCAGGAGGCGCTCGACCAGTACGTCGGGCCCTTCGACGTGTGGCGCCGGACCTGCGTGTTCAGCGCGGCCGACGCCGCCCACTTCACCCTCTCGACGGACGCCGAGCGCAAGGAGCTGCTCGAGTCCCTCCTCGGCCTCGGCTGGTTCGACCGCGCGCTGGTCGCCTGCCGCCACGACCTCCGTGCCGCCCAGACGGCGCGCGGGCAGGCGGAGCGGGAGCGCGACCTCCTCCGCGAGAGGCTGGACGGGATCAGCAAGCAGCTGCGCCAGGCGCAGGAGCTGCTGGAGCAGGCTGGGCCGGTGCCCGAGGTCGGCCTCGCCAGGGTCGAGGTCCACAAGTACACCGACCACCTGGCCGACGTGTCCGGCGAGTACGTCGACCTCGACCGCAGGCGCAACAGGCTGCACGGCGCGGGCGGCGCGGAGCGCGAGAGGGCCCAGCAGGCCCGCTCCAGGCTCAGCCGGCTTGGCGACGGCGACTGCCACGCGTGCGGGCAGCTGATCACGAAGGGGGTCCGGGCGCGGCTGGAGTCCGAGGTCCGCGAGGCCCTCGCTGCCGCCGAGGCCGCGGTGGCGTCCGCGTCCGTCGATCTGGAGAAGGTCACCGCCCAGCTGGGGGAGCTGAACGAGGAGGCCGAGGCCCTGCGCCCCCTCCTCGACGGCGCCCGCGCCAAGCTCAACGGCATCGAGCACCAGAGGGTCCTCCGCACGCGCCTGCAGGCCGCCCTCGACGAGCAGGGACCAAAGCTGGCGCTGACCAGCGAGCGGCTCCTCGAGGTGCAGGCGTCCATCGACCAGGCCAGCGTCGATGTCGCCGAGCTCGAGGCCTGCGAGCAGGTCCTCGGCATCCGCGGCGCCCGCGCCCTGCTCCTCGGCCGCACGCTGTCCGGGGTCGAGTCGCTGGCGAACACCTGGATAGGGCGTCTGCAGTCCGAGGTCAGGATCTCCCTCAAGCCGTACACGGAAAAGAAGTCCGGCGGGCAGGTCGACTCGATCTCGCTCGGGCTCTCGGGCGCCGGCGGCGATGGCGGATACCTTGGGGCCTCGGCGGGCGAGCGCCGCCGAGTCGACGTGGCGATCCTGATGTCCCTCGCAGAGCTGGCGTCCGGCGTCCAGGGCGGCGGCAGCTGGCGCTCGCCGCTGTTCTTCGACGAGGTGTTCGACAGCCTAGACTCCGACGGCCGCGAGGCCGTGATGGACGTCGTCGCCTCCCTCGCGAGAGACAGGTGCGTCGTGCTCATCACGCACGATGAGCAGCTCGCGTCCACGCGCGCCGACGTCAGGCTGAGGGTTGACGGAGGGCAGGTTACGTGATCACCTCCCGGAGTCTACGATGAACGAGATCAGGACCGAGAAGACTACCGTGATGGTCACCCACAGAGTGCCGGGGTTCCACTACTGGCCCGGCGCGCCACCAGAGGTCTCGTACCTCTCGCACCGGCACCGACACATGTTCCTGATCATCGCGTCGGTGGTGGTCAGCCACTCCAACCGCGAGGTCGAGTTCCATACCCTACAGAACGACGTTAGAAGATCGTTCCGTGACGACGGCCACGACTTCGGTTCCCGCAGTTGCGAGATGATCGCCAGAGAGCTCGCCTCCCACCTAGGCTCCCAGGGCTACGTCGTGTCCTGGGTCGAGGCCTGGGAGGACGGCGAGAACGGGTCGCGGGTGGAGCTGGCGGAGACTAGCCGATGACCATCTGGATCATGCCTATCGAGCCATTGGAAGAAAGGTACAGCGCTCAGTGGATGCGCTGGTTCCCGGACACCCTCGCCAGGCTTGGCGCGGAGTACGTGACCGTGGTTGGTGTCCACGCGGAGGAGAAGATCACCCAGGGCGAGTTCCTCGACGTCGTCGACACCAACCTGTGGAAGTCGACGCAGCTGTCGGCGTTCTGCCACCAGCTGAGGGGAGGCTCAGTCCGCGACGGCGACTGGGTCCTCTGCCTCGACGCGTGGAGTCCGGCCGCTGTCCAGCTCGCGTACATGCGCGACCTCGGTGGCGTGTCGTTCAAGATCGCGGGCCTCTTCCATGCCGGCTCCTACGACCCGCACGACCTCCTGGGGCGCTCCGATCTAGTGCGTCGCTGGGCGCCGAGCTTCGAGAGGGCCCTGTTCGAGATCTACGACGTTGTGGCCGTGGCGACGGAATTACACTGCGATATGCTTGTGGGGGCCGGCTGCTCGCGAGCGAAGATCCACGTGACGGGCTTCCCGCTCCTCGACGAGGAGTGGTCGTCGTACTCGAGGCCCTGGCACGACCGGCCGCGGCGGGTCGTGTTCCCGCACAGGCTCGCGCCGGAGAAGGCGCCGTGGGAGTTCGCGGATGTGATGTCGGCCTACGCCGACGCCTACCCCGACGACCAGGTCGAGTGGCTGCGCACCAAGGACTGCTTCCAGACCAAGCAGGAGTACTACGCGCTCCTCGGCGACAGCCGCGTGGCCTTCTCGTCGGCGCGGCAGGAGACCTGGGGGATCGCGATGCTCGAGGCTGCCTCGCTCGGGTGCCGCCCGGTCGTCCCCGCCCGCCTCTCGTACCTCGAGCTCTACGAGCGCGAGCACCAGTACTCCTCCATCGCGGGCGCGGCGTTCCTGATCAGGCGCGCGCTAGACGCGTCGGAGCCCTACCACCTCGACCCGGCGCCCGGGCACTACGCCATCCCCAGGATCGCCCGCCTGCTGGGAGTCCAGTGACCCACCCAGCTGGTCCGGACGTCGGCGTCGGTCGAACGGCGATCTGGTACGGCCTAGAGGTCGAGGGCGCGCTGGCCCGGCACCGAGTGCCGACCGCGTTCATCGACTCGGTGCCGCAGGACCCAGGCGACCTCGCGGAGCTGCAGCGGCGCCTGTCCACGAGTCGCGTCCGACACGTGTTCCTAACTGAGAACTTCACCGACTGGGCCTGGGTCCAGCAGCACGTCCTTCCGCGCACCAAGGGGCACCTGACGATCGCGGTCAACGAGGACGACGTCGATGACCGCCTCACGTGGCCGATCCTCTGGCGAGCCACCTTGATGGTGCGAGCCAACATGCGCGCTCCGTGGATGGAGAAGCTGCGCGCCAACGACCAGGTCACGGTTGGTGTGCCGTACTCGCTGGTCACCTGGGCTGTCCGCGACGGCGTACGATCGACTCCGCCCGACTACAAGATGGACCGCGGCCGATGAAGATCTTCCTCGCAGCCATCGAGTCTTCTCGGGAGCACGCGAGTGCCGCGGTCCACGCCGGGGCCCAGCACGTCCTCACGTCCTTCTTCTACGCGGGGTACCTCCGCAAGACTTACCGCGACGTGTGGCTCCAGTGCCTGCGTCAGGCCGGCCTGAGGCTGATCGACTCGGGGGCCTTCACGCTGCGCACGAGCGTCAGCGACCTCGTGTCGACGTCGGGCAGCGCCAACGCCGAGGACGTCGACTACGACGCGTTCCTCGCGCGCTACATCGAGTGGCTCAGGTGGCTCCGCACGGCCGGCCTCGCCGACCTGTGGATCGAACTCGACATCGCGATGATGGCGTCCTACGACTGGGTGCACAGGCAGCGCGACAAGATCATCGGGGCCGGCCTCGGCGCCGGCCTCGTCAACGTCTGGCACAGCGACCAGGACTGGGCGTACTGGATCGAGCTGCTGGAGGAGTGCCGCAGGCCCGGGCGCTCCAACTACGTGGCGATCGAGGGCAACCAGCTCAACCGCGACCCGCTCGACTATACCCGCTTCCTCAAGGAGGCCTACGCCCGAGGCGTGCGCGTGCACGCGTTCCGGATGACCTCGCAGGAGGCGATCCAGAAGTGGCCGTTCTACTCCGTGGACTCGAGCTCGTGGATCACGCCGACCTCCCAGGGCAGCTACGTCATGAGTACCCGCGCGGGCGGCGTCGTGAACATCCGCCACCAGGGCGAGGGCCTCGGTGAGTCCATGCTGCGCCCGTCGTGGTACGGGATCATGCCTCGCAATGGGACCACGTCCCGCCTGCGCGTTGACTGCCTGGTAGCCTCTGCCAGGGCCTGGATCGAGGCCGAGAGGCACGTGACTGACATCTGGCGCGCCCGCGGTGTAGACTGGGACGCCGCGATAGCCAACCCGAGGATGCCAAGATGAGCGAGAAGAAGCAGACGCTGAGCTGGGGCAAGGGTCTCAAGGCCGAGATGGTCGATCTCAGCCGATGCAGAAAAAATCCATGGAACCCCAATAAAATGTCCGAGGCGATGTTCGAGAAGGAGCGCCTCTCGATCCGCACCTACGGGTTCGTGGAGCCCATCAAGGTTCGGGTGATCGTGAACGACCCTAGCAACCTCTACCTCTACGAGATCATCGACGGGGAGCACAGGTGGAAGGCGGCGACCGCCGAGGGCATGACGGAGGTGCCCGCCATCAACCTCGGCGTCATGGACGACGCCAAGGCCAAGAAGCTGACGATCATCGCCAACGAGCTGCGCGGCGCCCCGGAGCCCGTCCTCCTCGCGGCCCTCATCAAGGACCTCAGCGACTCGACCTCGATCGAGGACCTCGCCAAGGAGCTGCCGATGACCGCCGTCGAGCTCGACAGCCTCGTCAAGTCGACCACCCAGTTCGACTGGGGCGCGGTCGAGGCGACGCTCCCCGACACGCCGGCCCGCCCGCAGGAGCCCGCTAACATCGGCGGCGAGCGCCGCTTCCAGCTCGGCACCTCGAAGGGGTCGATCCCCGTCAGGCTCCACGACGAGCTGATGACCGAGTTCAACCGCAGCGCGGCCGCGGTGGGGAGCAGCAACCCCGAGACCGTCCTCCGGGACTGGGTCGAGCGACTCCAGGCGACGGCGGCTCAGGTCGACGCGCAGGTGGCGGCCAAGGCCGCGGCGGTCCCGGCGCCGGCCCCCAGGCGCGCCAAGAAGGCTGTGCAGTCGTGAGCGCGAACATCGTCCAGCGCCTCGAGATCGACGCCGGCCACAGGCTGATGGGTCACGAGGGCAAATGCCGGAACGCGCACGGCCACCGCTACGTCTTTGAGGTCGAGTGCTCGGCGGTCGATCTCGATCACCTCGGCCGCGTGATCGACTTCTCGGTCGTCAAGCAGGTCCTCGGCGGCTGGCTCGACGCGCACTGGGACCACGGCTTCCTCTATCAGGAGGGCGACCCGCTCGGCACCTTCTTGCTCCGCGACGGGCAGAAGTGCGAGGCCCTCCCCGCGCCGCCCACGGCCGAGAACATCGCCATGCGCTTCCTCGCGAAGGCTCGCGACCTGATGTCCGACTACGGGATCACGGTCGTGGAGGTGGTCCTGTGGGAGACGCTGAACTGCAGGGCGAAGGCTCGGTGAGGCTTGGCCCGGCGCGCTGAGGACCCGGCGAGGCGCTTCTGGCGCCACGTCCGCAGGGACCCCTCGGGGTGCTGGATCTGGACAGGGGCGCTCGCCACCGAGGACGGCGAGCCGACCTACGGGATCTTCAACCGCGGCGGCGGCGTGCTCGTCGGCGCCCACTGCTTCGCCTGGGAGCTCGCCCACGCCGGCATCCGGCAGCGCGGCTTCGTCGTGCGCCACACGTGCGACGTCCCCGCCTGCGTGAACCCGCGGCACCTCGTGATCGGCACTCACAAGGAGAACACCGCGGACATGGACGCCCGCGGCCGCCGGAGGAGCAACCCCGTCAGGGGTGAGCGGCACCACGCGTCCAAGCTAACTATTGAGACCGTGCGCGAGGCCCGCATGCTCTACAACCTCAAGGCCCTCGGCTGGTCGATCAAGACCCTCGCCGAGAAGTACGGGGTCTCCCAGACCTCGATGGCCTCGGCGATCTACGGAAGGACCTGGCGCGATGTCTAGCAAGTACGGAGTGGTCGAGATCTTCCCGACGCTGCAGGGCGAGGGCCTCTTGGCCGGGCGCGCCTGCGTCTTCCTGCGCCTGTCGGGGTGCAATCAGTGGAACGGGCGCCCAGAGGACCGAGCCAAGGGCTCTGGGGCCTGCGCCATGTGGTGCGACACGAACTTCGCCAAAGGCGACTCGCAGGATCTGGCCGAGGTCCTCACGCGCCTCGAGGCCAACTGGCAGCAGGGCGGGGCCGGAGACCTCGGCCGCATGGTCGTGATCTCCGGCGGCGAGCCGACGCTCCAGCTGGACCTCGCGCTGGCGAAGGCGCTGAAGCACGAGGGGTGGTTCACCTCGATCGAGACCAACGGGACCAACCAGTGCGAGGCGCTCGACATCATCGACCACGTCTGCGTCTCCCCCAAGCGCGGCTCGACGCTCGTGGTGTGGCGGGCTGAGGAGTTGAAGGTCGTCCTCCCGGGAGGCGTCCCGGCCGCCCCGCCCGAGCACCAGTGGTCGGACGGGGAGCTTCTCGGCCTCGCCGACCAGGGCGACTGGGGGCATCTGTTCGTCCAGCCGCAGGACGTGACCGACCCGACCACCGTCGAGCTCACCGCGCTGACGCACGGCAGGTCGATCAAGAACCACTCGCTTGGCTCCGGCGTCGCTGGTCAGATCTACTCGGCCAACGTCAACCTGTGCGTCGACTTCGTCAGGCGGAACCCGCGCTGGCGCCTGTCGCTCCAGCAGCACAAGTACATCGGGGTCCGCTAGAAGTCGCCCTCGGGCAGGGCCGCCAGCAGGCGCGCGGCGACGTCGGCCCGCTTCTCGTCCAGCGCCGTCCTCACCTGCTTAATGTAGTTGCACGACCCGACGGTGATCAGGTTGATCTCCTTCTTGGTCTCCTCCTGGTTTCTGATGCCGAGCAGCTTCGCTCCGGGGTTCGACACCGACACCCCGCACCGGCTCCACAGGTGTTCGTCGTCGGTCAGGTCGCACGCCCTGGCGATGCCGACCTCGTGCGCGTCGATCATGCAGGCCTTGGAGACGGCGAGCAGCTGGAGGTCACGGACCTCCTTCTCCAGCTTCGCGCACCTGTCGCGCCACTCCGTGGCCCCGCTCGCCGACTCGATCATCAACTGGAGCACCGGCGCCATCGGCCTCACGAGGCGGCTCGCCTTCAGCTGGCTGGTCACCTTCTCGAGCTCGGGGAGCGGGACCTCCAGCGCGACGAGGACGACCGCGTGCGTCGGGATCTTCTCCGTCCTCTTCTTGCCGCGCCGGTCGTAGGTGACCTCGTCGCGCGTCGGGACGCCGACCGTCGACAGCCTCTTGTACCTGTCCGGGTCGTTCTCGACGCTCCACTCGACGACGTAGTCGGCTGAGAACGAGGCCGTCTGGGGAGGGGTCTTGTAGGTCACGCCGGCTCCTGGTAGCGGCGCAGCCTACCAGCCGCGGCGCAGGCCTGCAGGAGCCTCCACTTCTCGCTCCTCTCCAGGGTGGCCCTCGGCCCCGCCTTCCCGGCCGCCTCGACCTCCAGCACGAACGCGATCGCGGCGCGCTCCGTCTCCTCGAGCTGCTCCCACTCCCGCCGGACGCTCCTGGCGCGCTCGACGTGCTGCGGCTCGCGATCTCCGACCGCCTCCGGGGTGAGGTGCTTCTCGACCTCGGCGCTCAGTCGGAAGCCACCGAGGATGCAGCTGACCGCCTCTGCCCACGCTCGCCACCTAGGGATGTCCTTACCGATCGCCTTCTCGATCGTCTGGACGTACCCCCAGATCTTGTCTCTGGCCGGGGTCATCTGCATGTCCGGCGCCATGAAGATGATTCGCTCGGCCGCGGGCACCTCGTCGAACACGCGCACAATGGTGGCCCACAGGTTGCTCAGCGCGAGCAGCGCGCCGTCGTCCTCTTGCGTCATGCCGCCGGACTTACTGATCCGCCGGATCCTTCGCACCGCCGTCCTGCTTCAGGGCGAAGGCCGCGAGCTGCGTCAGCGCGTCCTCGAGGGCCTCCCGCAGGGAGCGCCCCTTGCCGCGCATCGTCCACTCCCCGACCCGCCACCGCTCCGACGCGTGTGAGGGGCCTATCGAGCACACGTACTTCGTGATCGTCTCGCCGCCGACCCGCGTCAGCCCCCACGGTCCCAGGTACTGGATCGAGGCCTCCGCGGCCTCCAGGCACTCCTGCAGGTCGTCGACCGTCACGGATCGCCCTCGTCGTCGTCAAGCCGCATCGCCGCGATCTTAGCCCAGGCCCGCGTCACGCACTCCTCCTCCTCGTCCCCGGTCCAGCTGGCGCTATCCGGAGACGAGGAGCGGTCGCGCCTGTACGGGATCGACGCGCGCCACCTGACCGTCTGCCTGACGAGGGTGCGGCCGCAGCAGTACTGCTGCTGGTAGATCTCGCCGAGCTCCCTGGTCGCCTCGTCCTCGGATCTCGACAGCTCGCAGTAGCCGTCGCAGCCCTCGCACGGGCGCTGGTACTCGCTGGCGTCCGGGTCCCGCACCCACACGAACTCCCGGCGAACCTCGCCGACCCAGACGATCTTGCTAATCGCCATCCGACACCAGCAGGATGCGGACCGCCGCCTCCCACGCGTCCGCGTCGTGCTCCTCGACCCGCGCGCCGTCGGTCCTCTTGTAGGTCGACCTCGAGATCTGGGCCGCGACATCCTCGGCGGCCGCGCGCGTCCGGAACAGGATGACGATCATGGACGGGGCCCAGGCCCACTGCGGCGCCCCGGAGTTCTTCTGGCGACCTGGCACCCTCCGCCCGATGGCCCGCGCCAGGTACCGGGTCGTGGACGACCACGAACACGCTAGCCACGCTCGTCCTCCTCGGCCAGGAGCACGGCGGACTTCCAGGCCTCCACGTCCCCGATCTCCTCGACCCGCGCCCTCTCGGCGTCGACCAGCCGCCGCTTGACCTCGCCCGCCAGCGCAGCCTCCGCGTCCTCCCGAGATCGGAAGCGCATGACGTGCCTCGTCGGAGCGAACTCCCAGCACTCGGTCCAGTCGAGCTCCAGGCCGCGGGCCGCGACCCGCCACCCCCAGCCACCACCCGTACCCCGTCGCGTCGACGCAGCGCACGACCCAACCGTAGGCCGGGAACTGGCCCTCGTACAGCCTGTCCAGGCCGCACGCGAAGTCCAGGGCGTCGCCGCTCACAGTGGTACGATCTCCTCCTGCACCACCACCTCCTCAACGTCGATGGCCGCCGCCGCGGCGTCCTCGGGGCGCAGGTACTCGGCCACCTCCGATCTCACTCCGGTGAACTCCGTCCCAGGTCCGCCAGGCGCCCACGACGCCACCCAGTAGGTCCGCCCGCCAAGCGTGCTCCCCTTAACCACCCAGACCACACGATGGCCGATCATCTGAACTCCATCTCGAGCATCGCCAGCGCGAGCTCGACCGCGCGACGCCGGCAGACGGGCGCCCGTCCATGGCTAGCCAACCTCGGCCTCCAGGATCGCCACGGCCAGCCTGATCGCGCAGCGCCGGCAGCACAGGATCGTGTACTCGAAGTTCTCCACCTGGTAGCAGTCGACCTCCGCCCTCGAGCCCTCCGAGGCGTCGACGCAGTCCAGGTGGCGGGTCTCGCGCCTGACCAGGTCGAGCTTGAGCCCCGGGTGGGTCCTATGGACGCGCTTGCCGGCCATCGGCGGTGGACTTAGTGACCAGCCGGCGCCTTCCGAGCCTCAACTGTTGACCACCGACTGACCACCTGCTAGGGCTAGGTACACAGGCATGGGCACCTCCAGGGGACGCGTCGACCAGCCCACGTGGGACAAGCTCCTCGAGGCCTACCGCGCGGACCCGGGCAACCACTCGGCCGCGAGCCGCCACGCCATGGTCCAACGCAAGACCGCCAAGCACGCCTGGGACAAAGGCTACACCGACAGGCCCTGGGGTTCCAAGCCCATACGGGTCCTGATCACGGAGGACGTCGAGCTCGCCCGCGGTCGCCACGCCCTGGAGGAGGAGCGCGCCTCCCTCATGGAAGACATCCAGCTGACCGAGGCCGAGCGCGATCGCGAGGCCGTCCGCCAGGCGGCCCTCAGCGCCCGCAAGGAGGAGGCCGCGCTGATCGTCCTCAGCCGGCAGGCCGCCATCCGCGCGATGGCCGCGGCGACCGGGGCGACCGAGGGCCTCAAGGCGAGCATGCGGCGGGTCGGCGACGAGCTGATCAACATCGCGCAGGGCGGCCCGCTGACCGCCAAGGAGCTGAACCAGCTCTCCGCGATCGGCCGCCGCTTCAGCTCCATGCTCCGCGAGATCGCGGCCGCCGGGCAGATGGCGATGGAGATGGAGCGCCTGTACCACGGCGACCCCACGACCATCATCGGCGTGGAGACCGAGCTGGACGGCATGCCGCTCGGCGAGCTCGTCAGGCTGGCCGGCTACCAGGACGCGGTCCTGCAGCGCGCCGCGGCCCGCGGCCTCATCGTCCTGGACGGCGGTCTGAAGAGGGGCGACGCCGAGTAGGTCGTCGGAACGCCTGGCAGGATCGGCAAGGCCCGGGGCATGCAGAAGATCAAGATCGAGAATCAAGTATCGCGAGCGGGAAAGACGACCAAGCGTAAGGTCGCCGCGACCAAGGACATCAACTTCACGGCTTCGTCCAGCATCCTGCGACGACCGGCGCTCCACACGAAGGACGTTCGAGGGAGCCGGGCCAAGTGAAGGTGCTCAAGAAGAGCCAGTATGTGATCGCCAGCGATGTCTCGGCCTGCGCCGCGTGCGGCAAGAGGCTCCGGAGGTTCCGCGAGCACAACCTCGCCGAGCAGGCCCACCGCCCGAGCAGGGTCAGTGGCCCGCAACCGCAGCCGCGGCACTTACCACGATTTTGCTGATCGCGGCGGCCCCAGAGCACCTCGCCGTCGACCTGCTCCGGCGTGGCCGGCGAGCGCCTCCAGTCGAAGATTTCGGCGGCCACGTTCGGGATACCGCTCAGGCGCCTGGCGTCCTGCCGGGCGTGGTGCTCGTCGCACGCGGGGCAGAGCCTGCGGCGCAGGATGGCGCGCGTCGAGTGGTTGTGCTCGACCACCACCTCCGGGCGCCAAGCGGGGGGCAGGGCCTCCCTGACCTGCTCGCGGGTCAGGCCCATCGAGGCGACCAGGCGCACGGCGAGCACCCAGGCGCGTGCTCCGCGGTCCGCCGAAGCGCCGGTGCTGCCGGACGTGCTCCGGCGCCCTGAACGAGGGTCGCCCGCCTAGCAGCTGGCCGACGATGGCCGAACTGGACGCGCGTCGGCATAACTTCGAGTACGTCCGCCGAGCGCAGGAGGAGCGGCGCCTGAGGAGCAGGGAGTACGACCAGGACCAGGGACCATGAGCATAGGAACGTTCGGCAGGATCGACAAGGTCCGTGGTAGGCCGTGAGGGTCGAGGTGACGATCACCGACCTCGAGGTCCGCGAGGCCATCCGCGCTTGGATGGAGGACCGCGGGATCCCGAACGCCGTGGTCGAGAAGCTCCGCATCGAGCGCCCGTCGGTCAACGACAAGAACGTCTGGTCCGCGGTCGACCAGCTGCGCGTGCGCGTGGAGTACGACGTCGACCGGATGACGGCGCACATGGCCGTCGAGCCCAAGGATCCCAAGTGAGGGAGGCGATCGGCGTTCTAGTTGTGCCGCCGCCGCCCACCGTGGTAGGTTCTCGCGGTGAGTGACGCCCGCGTCGACGACCTCGAGCACCAGCTCTCGCGGATCAAGCGCGAGCTCGACGGGCTGAGGCGCGCCGCCGCGCCGCCCGCCTCCGGGCCCAGGGGCGCGCCCGGCCCGGCCGGGCCGCCGGGACGGGTCATGGTCGTCGAGGGGCCGCCCGGCAAGGACGGGGATGACGGCGACCGAGGCGAGCGCGGCGAGCGCGGACCTCAGGGCGCGCGCGGCGAGCTGGGTCCCAGCGGGGCGCCGGGCGAGAAGGGCGACCGAGGGGAGAAGGGCGACCGCGGGACGCCGGGCCGCGACGGCGAGCAGGGCCCCCGGGGCGAGGAGGGGCAGGAGGGTCCTGAGGGTCGGGTCGGCCCCACCGGCCCCCGCGGCATGATCGGCCAGGCGGGACCGCAGGGCCCCATCGGAGGGCGGGGACCACAGGGCCCGGCGGCGGATGGCGTCGACGACGTCCGCCGCACGCTCGCCGCCCACGACCGCGAGCTCAAGAAGTACGTCTTCGACCGCCCGTACCCGACCCGGGGCGGCGGCCCCGGTCGCGACGGCGACAAGGGCACGGGCGGCGGCGACGAGGCCTTCCTCTTCTTCATGTGCGGGTGACCAATGCTCACGCTCGGTAGCCTAGACACCCTGGCCGGCGTCGCCGGCACGCCGGCGGCGATCACGTTCACGCTGTTCGGCTGCGAGGTCCACACCCCGGCGAACGCCGCGCTCCCGCCAGACTACAAGGTGCTCGCGCAGGGTCAGCTCGCCGCGGTCGCCGGGGTGATCTATGCGGCGCCGGCGAGCCCGCTCAGGGCGCTGGTCAAGTCGCTGCACCTCGCCAACGCGACCGGAGTCGACGTCTCCGGCGTGGTCATCTACCGCGGTGGAACAGCGCCCGGAAATCAACTGACCGGATCGATCTCCATCGTCGCAAACGGCCACGCGGTGCTCGACGCGGACGGGTGGCACTACTACAACGCTGACGGTAGCCTCCGTGCTGGTGTCACCGGACCGGTTGGTCAACAGGGACCGCAGGGCCTCGTCGGCGCTCAGGGGGAAGAGGGAGACGAAGGTCAACCCGGTCCGCCTGGTCCGCCTGGCGCCGACGGAGTACGCGGCGTCGACGGCCCGGCCTTGTTCATGGTCACCCCGTCGCCTGACATCCCCGAGCTGCACTGGCTCGGACCGCTGAGCCCGCGCGCTCGCGTGGTCGCCGAGGTGTTCGCTGCGTCCAGTTCGTGGGTATGCCCGCCGGGCGTGACCAAGGTGACCCTAATCGGTCGACCGGGAGCCGGTGGCGGCGCGGGCTCTGGTGGCGGCGGCGGCGGATCTGGCGGACCATCCGACGGCGGTGGCGGCGGCGGCCGGAGTGGCTCTGGAGGTGGCGGCGCCAACTCGTTCCGGCTCCAGGTATCGGTCACCCCGATGACGACGTACACCGTCACGATCGGAGCCGGTGGCGCTGGCGGTACCGCTGGCGTTGGCGGTGCCGCATTGGTCGCGGGCACGGCCGGCGGCGTGGGAGCCAACGGAGGGGCTACCAAGTTCCTCGATGGCGGCACGACGCTCGCCGCGTGGTGGACCGGCGCGTCCGGCATCGGCGGGGCCGGTGCGGGCGCCCCGGCCCCGGGTAGGGGCGGCGCAGGTACGGGATCGGCCGGCGGTGCCGCTGGAGCGGCTGGTGGTTCGTTCGCCGCTCGCTATGGCGCCGAGTCGAGCATCAGCCAAGGGAGCGGGACGAGCGGCGCTGGTGGTGGTGTCACGGGCACGGCCGGCGGCAATGGTGGTATCTCGGCTGCGCAGGTCGCGGTCTTTTACACGGCGTCGCCGACCGCGACCGTCATCGCGGGCGGCGCTGGAGGAACCGGCGGTGCCGGTGAGGGTGGCGCACGCGGAGGTGGCGGCGCATCCGGGGCATCGGGTGCTGGTGGTCTCGGCGACGAGGTCGCGGTGTTCCAGGGGGCGGCGGCGTCAGGCGGGACGCCGGTCAACGGTGCGAACGGCGGGGCCGGGGCGATCGGCACTGGTGGAGTCGGCAGTCCTGGCGTGGCCGGCGGCGCGGGAACCAACGGTCGCGGCGGATCGGGCGCGAGCGGTGGCGGTGGTGGTGGCGCTGGCAGCGTCACCGGCGGGGCCGGCGGAAACGGGGCGGTTGGTGGTGCGGGCAGCGGCGGCCAGCTCGTGATCTTCTATGTCATGGAGCCTGCGTGACGCGCACCGTCGCCATGATCTCCGTCGGCAAGGTCGTCGACGTTATCGTGGTCGACGACCTGGGGACGTTCCAAGAACAGTCCCCAGGGTACTTCGCGCAGTTCGAGGTCGCCGTCGACGTCACCGACCTTCAGCCCACGCCTGGTCCAGGTTGGTCGTACGCTGGCGGCCAGTTTGCACCTCCGGCGGGCTCGCCCCCGACGGTGAAGTTCCACGTCAGCACGACGCTGATACCTGGGGAGAAGATCGTCGCCGGCCTCGACTGGGCCGACCTCGGCGTCGTCGTCACCAACGCCGGCTTCTTCTCCGTCAACGCGGCTGGCCTGTTCGGCCGCATCAACGCCTCCGTCCTCTGCGTCGGCGCCGGAGCGGAGTTGAGGGTGGTCGAGCGCGCGCTCGGCGGTGCCGAACGCGCCATCTCCGCCGTCAAGCCGGTCGCCGATTCGGCTGGCGCGTGGGTGTTGCTCCAGTTCAGCACCAACCAGCCGCCGTCGCCGAGCGAGTGCGAGTTCGTGCTCCAGGGCAGGCTCGGCGGCGCTGTGTCGCTGCTGATCCGCGGCTGTTCGATGTCGCTGCTGGAGCTAGTATTCTGACCGGACGGGTATGGATCCATGAGCAACACAGCAACCGCCATCATCATGATCAGCTTCGCGGCAGCGTTCATCGGAGCCGACGTCTGGCTGGCGCTCGACCGGCGCGACGGCAACACGTATAGCGAGCGACTTCGTGCGTGGGCGAAGGTCTGGCCACCGCTCCGCCTCCTGGTGGCATTCGGCATGGGCCTGCTGTGCGGCCACTGGTGGTGGTCGAGCGCCGGCTGAGCTTGTGGTAACAACGGGCAAGGAGAACCGAGATGGCGAACAAAGTCTTCAGACTAGGACCAGTGGCACTGACCACGGTTCTCACCACGAACATCCTCAACCCTGCCGGCGCTACCGGCGGGGTCAACGGAGGAGCATCCGGGCAGTACATCGTGCTCCGGCACATCAGGATCGTCAACAAGACCGCATCCCCAGCGACATTCTCGCTGTGGTTGGGGATCACCAACGGCAACGTGGCCGGCACCGAGGTCATCGGGCAGGGCAAGGCGATCGCCGCGAACGACGCGTACGACTGGTATGGGATGCTGCGCCTCGACGTCGCCGACTTCCTTGTTGGCGGATCTGCTGCCGCCTCGGCGCTTACGATCGATGGCGAGGGTGAGATCGGCGTGGCGTAGGAGGTCGGGATGAGGTAGACGTCGTGCTGCTGGAGGCCATGGCGGCCCTCCTGGCCTGGCTCGCCGAGCCGGCCGACGTCGAGCGCCTCCGCTCGGTCGCCCCGCGATACCTGACCTCGGACCAGGCGCGCGAGCACCTCGGCGCCGCCCGCGCGGCCGAGCTCGCGACGGGGCAGGACCACGCGGTGCTCCTCGCGATCGCTCGCGGCGAGTCCAACTACCGCGCCGACGTCGTGTTCGTCGAGCGCTCCGGGGCCTTGTCGTGCGGCGTGGCCCAGGCCACGGGGCGCGGTCTCGCCGACTGCCGGCGCCTGCGGTCGAGCCTCGCGGCCGGCTACCTCGCCGGCGCTGAGCTGCTCGGCCGGTGGCGGGCCCATCCTAGGTGCCGCGGTTCGATCGCGTGCGGACTCGCCGGCTACGCCGGGGGCCTCCCGTACCTCAACGCGTGCGCCGACGGGAGGACCACCACTGGCGGCTGTCGGACCACGAGCGAGCGGCTGGGGCTGGCCGCGGCGATCCGCGGTAGGAGGACGGGCCCCGCGCTCGCAAGTCCGGTGGCATGGTGAAGAAGAAGCAGAAGCGCTCGAGCGAGGGGCCCGCGGCCCAGAAGCTCGAGGACGAGGGTGTGAAGTGGTCCGGTCGCGTGCGGACCATGGACGCCACGTCGATCTCCGCGGAGCTGAAGCAGGTCAGGGCCACGATCGGATGCGGGCTAGGCTCGTGGCCGCTGACGCTCGCGAGGATCAAAGAGCGGTGCCTGCTAGGTGAGCTGGAGCGCCGAGCCAGCCTCGAGCAGGCAGTCATGGAGTACGAGGTCTCGGCCCGCGACGCGGTCCGCAGGAAGGACCTGGAGTGCGCCGCCATCGCGACCGGCCGCAAGCCGCGGCGCTCCAACCACACCGACGGCGGCGTCGTCGAGGTCGTGGTCAAGGAGCGCGGGTCCAACAACGTGACCAAGGTGGTCAGCCCGGTGACCGCCTCCCACCTCGTGCGGGCCGCGCTCGACCTCTGTGATAGGCTGATGTCGTGAGCGCCCCAGACCCAGACGAGAACGTCCTGGCGACCAAGCTGCCCAGCGGCGACCCCGTGGTCAAGGACGGCGAGGAGGATCGCGAGCTCAGCGGTCGCGGCGTGGTCCTCCGCTGCTCGGCCTGCATGCGCGAGCAGAGGATCGACACCGGCGACGCGTACCCGAGCCGGCAGCCCGCCGACGCCTTCTTGCATCTGATGACCGGCGGCCACTTCGGCTCGGCGCCGTTCGCGTTCAGGAGGACGGAGCCCAGCGACGGGTCGATCATCGGCCTCTCGGTTTGCTGCGGCGCCCAGCTGGCCGGCGAGCTCTACGGCTACGGGGACCCGTGACGGCGCGCTGGGTGGCCCGCGTCGCGGGTGAGGACGGCATGACCTACTACCTGGTCGAGGCGAGGCCGGCCGAGCTAGCTGGCTGTTCGTCGCGCGACGTCCCGCGCGGCGTGATGCTCGGCGTGATGCTCGACGCGCCCCCCGCCCCACTCGAGCTCGAGTGGTCCGCCGACCTGTGCAGCGCCCACTTCTTCAACGGCCTGGAGGAGGCCGTCGCCGTCGCGCTCATGATCGACGGTCTTGAGGATACCGCGTGCGGCGTCAAGGAGGTCGACGTCGACGACCTTCTGCTGGTCGGGCGCAGGGCAGGTGGGCTGCACCCGTGATGTGGGTCGTCTTCGTCCTGCTCGTGATCGTCGCGGTCCTGCTGGTCGCGCTCGTCCGCGAGCGTGGGGCCAACGCTCGCGTCCGCGACGCGCTCATGGCCGAGGTCCGAGACGGGGGCCGCGCTCGCGAGGCCTGCCTGGACGCCAGGCGCGACGTCGACGACCTGCTGGAGCTCGTGCGCGCCCGGTCGGACCGCGGGTGGCCCGCCCTCAAGTCGAGGGTCGATGGCGACCTACCGAACTAGGGTGACCCTACACGTGGACCCGCGCGACGCCTCGAGGAGCTGCACCTGCGACGCCCGGCGCGCCCGCTGGATGGTGGTCGGCTTCGTGGCCGGGCTCGCCTGCGGGGCCCTGTGGTGGGCTGCGTGAGCGAGTTGTACGTCGTGTCGAAGGGCCTGGTCGTGTGGCTCCCGGACCCCGACGGTCGGAGGTCGAGGTGCGTAGGCCCGATCAAGTGGCTGGTGGTTAGCGGTCCGGCCGCCGCCGCCACCGCGTGAGTGAGAGGCTCTCGACTACGGACTGGGCCATCCGCCCCACCAAGGGGACCGCAATGGCGGCAGAGGACGCGGCCCGTTGGGCGCTGATCGTAGCCGAGGACGGCTACGAGACGCAGGTCGAGCCCGTCGACGTAGAGGCGTGGCGAGAGGCGGGCTGCCTGTGAGCGAGTCTTATCCTCAAGGAGGGCTGATGAGCGAGCGGCGCTTCCTCGTAAGGTGCTCGATCGCGTTGCGCCACCCGGACTCGGACGTGTTCCTCGAGCTCGACCCGCCGCCGGACCACCCGAGGTGGGACCACGCCGCCGGTGGCAGCTACGGCTGGACGTCCAGGTACGACGCCACCAGGCTCACGGCCGAGGACGCGGCCGCCCTCGCCCTGCAGTTCATCGGGACGGACGGCGACCAGTACACCGTCGAGGAGGTCGAGGATGCCTAGGTGGGTCGCGTCGAGCCTGATCCAGTTCGACGACTCGTGGGGGTCCTGACCGTGGCGCGGCCTCTGCGGCTCGCCTGGCGCACCGGCACGGCGATCGAGGCCGCGCTCGTCGACGGCCAGCTCGCGACCACCGGCGACCGGCACTGGACCCCAGATCTGAGGGCCGGCGGCGAGCCTATCCAGGGCGACAAGGTCGGGCGCACCAGGACCGCCTGCGGCCGGCCGGTCGACCGGACCATGTACGTGATCAACGGCGACCTGTCCGAGGTCAGCTGCGAGGCGTGCCTGACCGAGTACGCCGCGCACAAGATCCAGCAAGAGCCCGATGGCTGACAATCAGCGGCCCGTCGTCGACGGCTTCACGATCCTCCACTCGGTGGTTCCGGGCTCTCAGGTACGCCCCTGCGTCCTGCTGTCCAGGCCGCACCTGGTGACCGGCTTCGCGCCGACGTCGTGGATCGTCGCCTGCGACCGCCGCCCGATCGACATGCTGGCCGAGGTCCTCCACATCCACTTCGCGGGGATTCGCACCCCGCACGGAGGCGCCCAGTCTATGGACATGCTGGTCCAGAAGATCCACAACCTGGTGATGCGCTCGAGCTGGCCGGCGCACGTCATGGTCAGAGGTCGCCGGGGCGTGTCCGAGGAGCTGACCTACTAGGCCGTCCAGGTTTCCGAGATCCCGTTCCGGGACGGCAACAGGGCCGCCGTCGAGGCGTACGACGCGCTGTGCGGCGACGGCGTGATCGACCATGGCACGCAGAGGCTCGACGCCTCGGCCCTCGCCTCGTGGTACGCCTCGAGGCTCCTCGTGCTAGTAGGAGGACCATGAGCGCCGTCAAGTCGTCCTTCGCCGACGTGCTCAGGGCGCCTGGCATGCGCGAGATGATCACGGCGAGGGCCATGCTCGACGTGTACAGGTCCTCCCTCGTCGCGTCCTCGCTGCTGGAGGAGGTCGAGGGGGGCGTCATGGTCGGCGACGTGCGCGTCAACCGGGCTACGGCCCGCGGGGTCCACCGTGCGGTCACCTCCGTCGGCTCCGGAGGCAACCAGCGCGTGCTCCTCGTGCAGAGGCTGGCCGACCTGATCACCGAGCACGCGGCGTGGGTCCCCAACGCGCCCCGGAGGCTCGGGTGGCCGCACCTGTTCATGAACAGGCTCGCGGAGCAGCTCGCCAACAACCTGATCGTGGATGGCGTGGTGCGCCGCCGCCCGTTCCGGTGCGACGCGGCAAAGGCGGACGCGTGGCTCGCCTCGACGCTCCTCGTCATGGAGGCCGACGGGTGATCGGCAGCGTCGTCAGGTACCGGATCCCCGGCGCCACCGGCATCAGCCCGCGGCGCGTGCCGTGGGTCCTGCTGGGCCGGCTCGCCGGCGAGCCCACCGACGAGGTGTGGACGAGGAACAGGAAGGCCCTCAGGGCAATTCGCAGGTGCCTGCACGAGGACTGGGTGGACAGCTACTGCGCCAAGAGCGGCAACCGCTACGAGATGCCGTTCGTCGCGAGGAACATCGCCGAGCGCGAGCTGCACCAGGCGATCTCCTACTCGGCCGAGGAGGTCCGGGTCCACTACTCCGAGACCCGGTACAGGAACGACCACAGCATCGGGCTGATCGTCGACCGCGTCATCGACCTCCTCATCGAGGATCGCGTCCTCGTCCACCCGACGGTCAGGGAGTTCGGCCCCGTGTGGACCTCGACGATGATGGGGAAGGGCGAGGTCGAGGGCCGGCGGATCACCAAGGCGATGGTCTGGAAGGTCGACGAGGAGCTCGCCGACGAGTGGCTGTCCGTCCGCCTCCTCGTCCTCGATTGACCGAGACGCCGTGCGTAAAACTACGTAGGACCACGCCGGCGCCTCGACAAGCCCTCTGGGGCCGCGCAATGATTCAGCCGAGCATGCCCAGGGTGACGTTCGGATCCTCGGTGCCCAACACCTACGCCGCGGCCGCGGCCTCGCTCCGCACCGGCTGGGGAGGCCAGGAGCCGGACGCGCTCGTCCAGCCGTGGGTCGTCGGTGAGACCGAGTTCTGCGACTGCGGGACGATCAAGCGGGTGGTCGCCGAGGCCTGCTTCAAGTGCCTCACCCTCGACGCGATCCCGGTAGGCACGCAGGGGCTCATCCTCGAGGCCCTCGAGCACGGGGACGGGATGACGATCAAGGAGCTGGCCGCCGCGTGCCGCCGCACCGACCGGGTGATCTGGCGCAACGTCAAGCCGCTCGTCGAGGCCAGGCGGGTCCGCTCGTGGATGGAGGACCGCGACCCCTACGACCTCACCCCCGAGGACATCGCCCGCCGCCGCGGCCCGGCCGCCCGCTTCACGACGCAGGTCCTGCCGCCCCAGCGGGTGTTCCGCAGGGCGTGGTGACGTCAGACCCGGATGGTAGTCTCTCTGGGTGTCGGACGAGGTCCATATCGTCGCAGGCGGGGGCATCGTCCTCGCGGCGTACCGCTGGCCGGACTCGGCGCACCTCCACGCCAGGTGCGTGACCGGGGCGCAGGTGGTCGGGCCGATCCAGGTCCTCGAGTCCGTGCCCCCGGAGATCCGCGCCGACGTGGCGTCGGACGACGACGGCTGGGAGGACTGGAACGATCTCGACACGCCGGTCGAGGACGTGGTATTGGAAGTTAGCCGTGAGTCAACAAGTCGAGCAAGTGCCAAAAGACCGCAGTGAGTACTTTCGAGCGTATCGAGCGAGACCTGAGGTTAAAGAGCGCATGGATCGCTATCGCGCTGATCCAAATAACGAGGTGCGTATCGCAGCGAGCAAGCAGCGCTACTATGCGCGCCATCGTGATCAAATGATCGCGTCTGCATCGCTGCATAAGCAAGCTCTGTTCGACCTCGACGCAGACGCCGCGCGTTCGGTGGCTCGTAACTATCACTTGGTCAGGAAGTACGGGATCACGTTGGCGGATTGGCAGCACCTGTTCCTATCACAAGGATCCCGCTGCGCGGCGTGCCTTGGAGAAGACCCAAAGGGTGCCAACTGGGCTATGGACCACGATCACCAAACTGGCGCCCTACGTGGCATCCTCTGCAACAACTGCAATCGATCACTTGGGTACGCAGAAGACGACCCAACAGTCCTTCGGCTTCTAGCGCTCTACCTGGAGAAGCATGGTCGCGGTTAAGGCGAGCCTTGTTCGCCACGCTAGGGCGAGGAGGGCACTGATCGCCCGACTGGCCCGCACTGACATAAACGTATTCTGTGAGTTCGTTTTACGGGACGAGGCGACCAATCAACCAATCGTCCAAGGAGGTCCACACGCTGCCTGGCATCGGCTGGCTGACGAACATGATCGGCTTCTGATTTGGGCGCATATCGAGTCTGGGAAAACTAGCCAGTTATCGATCGCTCGAACGTTGTGGGAGCTCGGCCGCGATCCAAGCCTCCGCTTCTTGATCCTCTCGAATACCAAGAACCAAGCAGCAAAGGTTGCTGCTACCATCAAACAATACGTTGAGCGCAGTTCTGAGCTGCATGATGTGTTTCCAGATCTCCAGCCTGGCGAGCCTTGGGGCACCAACGCGTTTAGTGTCAGCCGCGCGACGATTTCCAAGGATTACTCGGTTCAGACGTCCGGTGTTCACGGCAACATCCAGGGTGCTCGCCTTGACCGCGTTCGCTTGGACGATCTACTTGATTACGAGAACACGCACACGGAGGAGGCCCGCAAGGGGCTGATCGAGTGGTACAAGTCGGCGGTCACCGGCCGCTACACGGACCCCTGCCGCGTGCTCGGCGTCGGCACGGCCTTCCACCCGCAAGACATCCTCCACCACCTCGCGCGGCAGGGCTTCGCCGCGTTCAAGTACCCGGTGGTCGACCAGGACGGGCACCCCCGCTGGCCGGAGCGCTGGCCGGTCGCCCGCATCGCCCAGCGCGTCCGCGAGCTCGGCCCGCTCGAGGCCCCGCGTCAGCTCATGTGCGAGGCCCGCGACGACGCCAGCGCGCGCTTCAAGCGCGAGTGGGTCGAGGTCGCGCTGCGGCTCGGCGACGGCACGTCCCTCGCCTCGGCCCTGCAGGTCGTGCCGCATGGCTACCGGACCTACACGGGCGTCGACCTCGCCGTCCAGCAGAAGGACGACAACGACCTCACGGCGCTGTTCGACATCGCGGTCGACCCGTACGGCAACCGCAGCGTCCTCAACATCGAGAGTGGGCGCTGGTCCGGCCCGGAGATCGTCACGAAGATCAACCAGCACCACCAGCGGTACCAGTCGATCATCATCGTGGAGAACAACGCGGCGCAGGACTTCATAGTCCAGTTCGCCCGCGCCGGCAGCGCCGTGCCGATCATCCCGTTCACGACCGGGCGCAACAAGGCCCACCCGGAGTTCGGCATCGAGGGCCTGGCGACGGAGATGGCCGCCGGCAAGTGGAGGATCCCGAACCGCGGCGGCGTCATGCACCCGGAGGTCCAGGCCTGGGTCGACGAGATGCTCTACTATAACCCGTCCGCGCACACAGGCGACCGCCTCATGGCCTCGTGGTTCGCGCGCGAGGGCTGCCGGCTCGGCATGAGGGCGATCGAGAACCACGGCGGCGTCGACTTCAACCGAAGATGATCATCACGTGGGTGACGAAGTAGGACCGCGCGTTGAGGCAGGCAAGGCTGTTCGCGTGACCAAGAAGAAGAAGAAGCTGAAGAAGTCGAAGACGGCGACTGAGAATCTCAAGGCGAGCATGCGGTCGTACGCCGCCAATGGTTTGGGGGATGAGGGATCTACGAAGGTGCTCCTCAGGCCGGATCGAGGTCTCGGGTGGTCAGGCGCCCCGTGCGGGGGTTACTACCAACTGGTGGAGTTCAGAGCCGAGGACGCCACGGACAGGATAAACTCGCCAACCATGTACGACCTGATCGGCCGGGCCCTCGGGCACCATCCGGAGTTCGGGTCGGAGATCGAGGTGCGGGTGTTCGTCCGCGTGGTCAGGCGCGCCAGGCCGTCCGCGAAGAAGTGCCACAACCCCTGGCCTGCGCAAGACCACGGTCGGCATCGGCAAGAAGCGGTAGTGCCCGAGGTCGTCGACTGGGACGCGGTCAAGTTCTTCCGGGCGCGCCGTAGGACCGCGATCCACCTCGTCGTCGGCTACGGTGACCCCACGCTCTGCGGGCGCGACCGCAGGTCGATGTCCTAGCTCGGGATCTGGGCCGTCCTCGGGCGCCGCTTCTTGCAAGATGCGCCGCACGGGGATGACCAGCGGAAGGCCTACGCGATCGAGAGCGGCGCCGTGACCTGCGACGCGTGCCGCACCGAGTTCGCCAGGCTGGCGCTCCTCGACGACCTGCCGACCAGGTTGGACTAGCGCCGCGGATCGGTAAGGCTTCGCTCGATGGCGACACCAACCAGGAGCACCCAGATGACGCAGCAACCCAAGAAGATTGAATTCCAGGAGGCCCTCATGCGCGAGCGGGCGCGCTACCAGGTCAGCCGCAGCGACATCGCCAAGCACGTCGGAGTTGGCGAGCGCGAGGTCCGCCGATGGGAGCGCGGCGAGGCGATCCCGAACAATCAGCAGTTCAAGCGCCTCGTCTCGCGCCTCCCGCGCGTGGCGCCGTTCTTCCCCACGTGGGCCGGGCTCGGCGGCGCCGCAGTCGATGGCTGCGTGGACGACGACCGCGAGTGGAACGCGGGGGTGATCGAGAAGATCATCCCGGTCCTCGACAAGTACGACAAGCCGGAATCGCAGGAGTTCGGCCCCGGCCTCGCCCGCGTGCGGGAGGAGAACGAGGTCACGCAGGAGGCGCTCGGGGAGATCCTCGGGGTGGTCGGACAGGCGGTCTCGCAGTGGGAGACCGGTGACGCCCTCCCGGTCAAGGAGAATCTGCTCAAGCTGTTTGAGGTCCTCCCCGAGCTCAAGGCCGGCATGGAGACCGGGGCGATCAAGCGCCCCAAGTGGTCGCAGGACATCGCCAAGCCGACGGGCGGCCGCGGATTCCCCAGGTCGCCGACCGTCGACACGATGCTCGACATGGCGCTGGCGCAGAGCGACGAGGAGATCGCCCGCCAGCGCACACCGAGGATGAGGCACGAGAACCCGCAGTCGTTCGCAGACACGGTTCGGCCCCACGAGCACGTCTTCGAGGCGGAGCTCAAGGACGTTATCGTTGACGGGGTCAATATCCCGCTACACATCGTCTGCTCTATCTGCGGCGCGCCTAAGCCGGACTCGCCGCGCGCCAGCGAGGTGCGGATCATTCCAGAGGCCCACGAGCACCACGTCCGCAGGTGCCCGTGCGGCGGCGACGTGTCGAGGCCCGACGGCAAGATGGGACCGTGGGTGTGCGCGAGGTGCCTTCGCAGGCTGTGGGAGCAGGACCTGGTCGACGCAGGGGTCGCCGAGCGGTCCACCGTCACCGAGCTCGCCGAGGCCTACGGCCGCGCCCGGGTCCAGCAGACGCGCGCGGAGGTCACTGCGGCCCGGGCCCAGGAGGCCGCCGCCGCCGCCACCACAGAGGCCGAGCGCGCCAAGGGGGAGGCCGCCGCGGCCCTCGAGCTGCTGGAGCTCGCGATCGAGCAGGAGTCCAAGTAGGTGACTGACGAAGGGGACTACAAGGTCGCTCTTCCAAGAAGTCGGCGTCACCGCACCTCGGACAAGTCCCGCGTCGAGGTCGTCAGCGACGGGACGGGCTCGGGTACCAATGTTTTCCTCGTCCTCGAGGACGACGACGGCCACCTGTTCCGCTATCGGATCCCGAACATCCTGTCGATCAGCTTCACCATCGACAAGGTCACCGGGGCGCAACTCTTCATCGGCCTCGGCTCGGTGAGCCTCAAGACCACGGTCGGCATCGGTCCAGGCAAATCAACCGTCGAGGACCTGCTGACGGAGATCGCTGCGACCAGGCTCGCCGCCGACCGCGGGGACCCGAAGTGACCGGGTCGCTCGTCCACCACACCTGGGCAGGGGCCTGCCGCGTCGGCCCGCAGGGGCAGGAGCCCTGGGAGGGCCACCGCGTCCTGCTGCTCGGCGAGGACAACCCTCAGTCCGACGACCCGACGAGGGCCCTGTGGGCGGCGCCGACAGGCGTGGCCGGCGAGCGCCTCCAGTCGAAGATCCTGCAGCTCGGCCACGCGACCTACTACGGCCTGTGGCGCACCAACCTCTGCAGCCCGACGTGGAACCGCGCGGCCGCAGAGGAGCGCGCCGCGATCGTCCTGTCGACCGGGTGGACCCCGTGGACCACGGTAGTCTGCCTCGGACGCAAGGTGTCGACGGTCGTGGGCGGGGCCCTCGGGCAGCACCTCGACACCTGGTCCTGGTACCCGTGGTGGAAGGAGGTTGACGACTGGGCCTCCTGCGAGCTCGCCGACTTCCACGTGTCGATCGTCAGCCTCCCGCACCCGAGCGGCCGGACGCGGGACTGGAACGACCCGGCGAACTTCGGCAGGGCGCTCGACCTCCTGCGCGAGGTCGCACCGCAGGTGCCGTTCGGCGAGCTCGGTAGGATCCCCGGCGACGCTCCGCAAGTAGGTACGTGATGGGACACGTGACCAAGATCGAGTGTCGGTGGTGTGGGAGGATGACCTCCCTCAGGATGCTCAAGGCCCAGCACGGGAAGAACGCCCCGTTTTGCGTGGCGCGCAGGACCCAGCAGAGGCTGGACGAGATCGGGTGGCGCTTCGCCGGCCAGTTCGGGGCCCTGCTGTCGAAGGCAGGGATCGCCAAGATGGCCCCGGCGTACGTGTGGTGGAGGGAGCCCGTGTACCGCGAGGAGGAGGTCGAGGAGGGGAGTCGGTCCCGCGGCTTCAGGATGGTGACGAGGAGGGTGCTGGACCACTGGGGCGACGTCCAGGAGAGCCTAACCTTCGAGGCGACGTGCCCAGTGTGGGCGTGGGAGATGGCCAAGCGACTGACGAGGGACAAGCAGCTCGCGAGGCGGCTCGGCTACGTCCAGAAGCGGCAGCTCGTGTCGCAGACCATTTCGACCCGCACCTCGAAGGGCCAGACGCCGCGGACCGAGAGGGTCTGGAGGGAGTGCGACATCGACAAGCTCCTGCCGGTCCACGTGCGGGTCAAGATCCTCCGAGTGGCCGCGACGAACGAGATCGCCCGCGAGCTAATCATCGACGACCCCGAGGCCGCGGCCGTCATCATCCGCGATACTTGGGGGGTCCTTTGATGGAGTGGTACTGGCTCGCTGCGATCTACATGGTCCTCGCCTCGGCCCTGTGGGGGGTGCTGACTGGCATAGACGAGGTGATGTCCCCGCTGGAGGAGGAGGACGATCGCGAGCGGGTGGAGCAGCTCAAGCTGATCCTCTTCTGCTCGCTGTGGGGTCCGGCCCTCGTCGGCCTGCCGTTCTTGTTCCTAGCCCGCTGGAGGGTGCGCCGGGACCCAAAGGTGATCGCCAGGAGACTGGTGATGGACAAGGAGGATCCCCGATGAGCGACGCAGAGAGGCTGATCGAGAAGCTGGGGCTCGCCATCCACGGGGAGCGGAAGGTTGTCGTCCTGGAGGTGCTCCTCGCCCTCACCCAGACCTGCCTGCAGCGATGGGGCGTCGACGTCGAGCTGTACGTCGAGGCCCTCCGCGGCGAGGTCGCGGCCGAGGAGCTGGCGCGCCGGTCTGACTTGAACTAGTCTAGTTGGCATGTTCAAGATCGGCGACCGCGGCGACCAGGTGAAGCAGTTCCAGGAGGCCCTCCTCGAGCTCGGCGCCGCGCTGCCAAGGTGGGGTGCGGACGCGGACTTCGGCGGCGAGACCGCGTCGGCCCTCGTGCACGTGCTGTTCGAGCAGGGCCGCGCCCACCCCGACGACCCCGACAAGGACGTGGCCGACGACCAGGAGGTCGCCCTCGTCTACGACCTGCTCGCGAGGAGGCGGGCGATGGCCGCGCAGGCCGTCCCAGAGCCCGACCAGCTGGTCGACCGCCGGCCGATCGTCGGGCCGTATGGGGACTACGGTCCCCGTCCATGGGACAAGATCACCGGCGCGTGCCTGCACCAGACGGCGTGCGTCATGTCCGGATCGCGCGACCCGGCGCGCATGGACAAGGTCACGGCGCACTTCCTGATCGCCCGCGCGGCGGGCGGTCACTACAAGGACGGCGACGTCCTGTGGCTCCACGACTTCAACCGCCTCGTGGCGCACGGCAACGGCTTCAACCGCCTCACGTGGGGCGTCGAGGTCGACGGCCTGTTCGCCGGCGTCGAGGGCGACCCGAGGACGGTCTGGGACGACAGGTCCACCAGGTGGGTGGAGCAGGCCGTGTCGATCACCGACGCGCAGGTCCACTCACTCAAGCAGCTGGTCCGCTGGGGAAAGCACGTGATCGACTCGCTCGGCGGCATGATGAACGTCATCGTCCCACACCGCTGCTCGTCTCGCAGCCGCGCTAACGACCCCGGGTCGAGGACGTGGGGGGTAGCCCGCGAGCTGATGGCCGAGCTCGGCCTCCACGACGGCGGTCCCGGCTTCTGCATCCACGACGGCGCCGGCGGCAAGCCGATCCCGGAGACGTGGGACCCGAGCCGCAAGGGGATCCCCTACTGATGCGCCTGTCGCCCGGCCAGGTCGCCGAGCTTCGGTCGTGGAAGAACGTCCGCGGGTCGACCCTCGTCGACCGCGACCTCGAGCCGCTGTTCCTCGTCGCCGTAACCTTCGCAGCCCTGGAGCGGGCCCAGGCTCTGGCGGCGGCGAGGGCCCTCCCGCCCGCGCTGGTGTGGTACGTAGTGAGCTCAACCCCCAGCCGAGTCGAGATCCACTCCACCCAGCCGGAGTGGTTCGTCGAGCTCGAGGAGATGATCGAAGATGCCCGACGACCAAGCGCCAGATGACGCCGCGAGGCTCGCCCAGATCCTCGCGGACCTGGCCTACTTCAAGAAGGTGCACGCCCAGACGGCCCTCGGCGGGCAGCCCCCGACCGTGTACGCGGACAAGTACGTCGTCGACCTCGAATTCCTGCTGGCGCTGGTCAACCGGGCCGGCACGAACCCCGAGCCGCTCCCCAAGACGGAGCTGGAGCGCGACCTCGACCACGACGCGGCCGGCCGCGTCGAGCGCCGCAGGCCGAAGCCGTAGACCCCGGACCGGCGCTGAGCTAGGCTGGCCAACATGAGCTTCACAGGAGGCGGCGGACACCCGGCGCTCGCGGTCGCCTCCGGTAGGGTCGTTAACGAGGACCTGGAGGTCCGGGACGTCGGCGCGGTGTCGCTGTCCCCGCGCCAGCGCGAGCTCGACCGTCGGTGGGGCTACTACCGCTGCGAGCAGTACGCCGCCCGGAGCGTGGCCTGGGACGGCTCGCGCGCGGTCGGGCAGTTCGAGCGTGACGCGATCGCCCTCGCCGGCTACGTGCCGCCGGGGTTCTACGTCGCCCACAGCGAGACGCTGCCGATCCAGTTCCGCAAGCCGTCGACCCCGTACCACCTGTGCAAGGTGATCGTAGACCGCTTCACCGGCCTCCTGTTCGGGCAGAAGCGCCACCCGCAAGTGACGGTCAAGGGCGACGAGCAGACCGAGGACTACGTCAACGCCGTGATCGAGGCGGGGCGCCTGTGGCCCCAGATGATGCTCGCCAGGACGTTCGGCGGGGCCACCGGCACGGCGGTCGTCGGCTTCAAGGTGCTGGCCGGCCGGCCATCGTTCGAGGTGTTCGACCCGCGCTGGTGCGCACCGACGTTCCTCGACCGCGCGAACCTGATCCTCCGCGCGCTCGAGTATCGCCACACCTTCAAGCAGGAGGTCCGCGACCAGGAGACCGGCGAGTGGGTCGAGGCCGACTTCTGGTACCGACGCGTCATCGACGTTGAGCAGGACGTCGTGTTCGAGCCAATCCTCGCGGACCCGCGGATCAGGAATCCGGAGTGGACTCCGGCCACCGTCGTGCGGCACGGCCTCGGCTTCTGCCCGGTCGCCTGGATGCAGAACCAGGCCGTGGTCACCGACGTCGACGGCGATCCTGACTGCCAAGGCGTATACGAGCTCGTCGAGGCGATCGACCGACTCAACGCTCAGGGCGAGAAGGGCATCCTCGCCAACTGCGATCCGACGACCGTGATCACGACGGACGCCCAGATGGGCGAGGTTCGCAAGGGATCGGCGAACGCGATCAAGCTCCCAAACGGCGGATCGGCCGGCTACATGGAGATGTCCGGCGGCGGCATCGTGCAGGCCCGCGAGCAGGCGAAGATCTACAAGGAGATGGCTCTGGAGGTCGCGCAGTGCGTCCTCGAGCAGCCCGACGGCGGAAATCGCACGGCCACGGAGGTCGAGCGGAACTTCGCCGCGATGCTCGCCCGCGCCGACACGTTCCGCGAGCAGTACGGGGAGATGGGCGTCAAGCGGCTTATCAACATGGCCCTCGTCGCGGCCGTCTCGCTGTCGCGCCCGCGCAACGTCGACGGCAAGATCACCCGCTTCTCGATCACCCTCCCGAAGAAGGAGGACGGCGGGGAGCACGCGCTCGGGAAGGGCCCGTACCAGGCGACGCTGACCTGGCCCCCGTACTTCGAGCCGAGCCTCGACGACGTCGGCAAGGCGGTCAGCGCGTCGGCGATGGCCAAGCAGACCGGCCTCATCGACCAGGCGCACGCCACTAAGTTCATCGCCCCGTTCTTCCAGGTCGAGGACCCGTCCGAGCTCGCCGGCAAGGTGCAGGGTGAGGACCGCGCCAAGCAGGATGAGATCGAGGCCGAGATCCTCGCCGGGGCCCCGACGGACCCCGCGGCCGCCGAGGCCCCCAAGAAGGAGCAGGATACGGCCCTCAACGGCGCGCAGGTCACCGCGATGTCGGAGATCATCAAGGACACCGCGTCCGGAATCCTCCCGATCAGCGCAGCGCGCGAGCTCCTCATCTTCGCGTTCAACGTTCCCGAGGCGTCGGCGGACAAGATGCTCTCCGACCTCAGGGGCGCGATCCCCAAGTCCGCCGCCGTCGCCCGCAGGCCGCCGGGGGAGCTCGCGGAGGAGGAGCCCGAGGCCCCGCCGGCTGAGGAGCCTCCCGCTTGAGCGATCGGTTCGCCCTCGCCTGCGCGGCCCTCAACCCGGACCTCGCCGTCCAGGCCGTCGAGCGGATGCCGGCCAACTCCCCGGTGGAGCTCGAGGTCGTCCACGGCGTCCCAGTGTCCGGGCGCCGCCGCGGGCTGACGATGGCCGTGATGGTCGACCAGCCACCGCCGCACCGCCGCTGGCGGTTCTTCCTGTTCTGGCTGCTGCTCCGCCTCGCCGCGCGCTGCTACCCGTTCCAGTTCGAGATCTACCGGACGCCGACGCGCTTCGACTAGGTCGCCGATGAGGGCTCCTAGCGCCGCGTACGAGCGCGTTTGAGCTGGTTGAGCTGGCGGCCCCCGTCAAGTTACATGGGCCCTGGCGCGCCGTCTGAGGCGCTGCTAGTGTGGCCCATGGGACGAGACTCGCGACTGAAGCGCTCCGAGGTGATCCACAGGTCGAAGCTGTTCGGAGGCGTGCGGACGGCCGAGGATGTACACGCCAGGCACGGCCTCCGCGACCCCTGCGCCATCAAGGGGTGCCCGAACCTCCCGGTCATCCAGATCAAGATGTTCATGCTCCACGACGAGTTCGTCCAGCGGAACCCGCGGATGGCGACGATGATCGCCCTGTCGAACCCGAACGGGAAGTACATCCCGTGCACGCCGACGACGTTCGGCCCCATGGTCCGCTTCTCGACCGTCAACGCGTGCCGCACACACCAGCGAGACGCGGAGCGTGCGGCCGCCAAGGCCCCCAGCTACGTGCTGGTCGAGATCGACCGCGGCCCCGGCGCCGACAAGCCGATCGTCCAGGTCGCCACCGACATCGCCAGGTCCTGAGCGTGGACCACCGGAAGCTCATGGCCCTCGTCCAGCAGCAGGCCGTGACGCCGATGCCGGCCCGCCTGCCGCCCGCGATCCAGGAGACGTCGTGGAGCTGCGGCCCGGCCGCCGTCGTCAGCTGCGCTCGGGCCCTCGGCGTGGTCGTGACGGAGGCCCAGGCCCGGAGCCTGTCCGAGGCCGACCCCGCCGGCACCGACTCCGACCAGCTGCTGGCCGCGCTCGACGCGCTCGGCCTCAGGCACCAGGCCGAGGAGTTCTCGGACGCCGACGCTGCGCGCGAGTTCCTCCACGGCAGCCTGGCGTCGAGCCGACCGTGCATCCTCGCCGTCGACGACTGGGACCACTGGGTGGCCGCGACCGGGTTCGACGAAGACGACCTGATCGTGGTGCAGGACCCAGGCGTCGGCCGCATGTCGACGCCGTCGGACAAGCTCATGCGGCGCTGGCGCCACTCGACCGCCCAGGTGCCCTTCTACGCGATCTCAGTGTCCAGAGGAGGCTGACGTGCTGACCAGGAAGATCCTCGGGCACATCTCCGCCACGACGCCAGCCCCGCAGATCCCGCGCGGCGAGTTCGTCGTCCGCGTTGGGCCGGCCGCGGTCACCGCGGAGATCGTCGCGGAGCCGGGCAGGATGGAGCGAGGGCTCGCCGGCAGGAAGGCCCTAGCCCGAGACGCCGGTATGCTGTTCATGCCTGGGCACGTGGGTGATCACCCGTCCACGATGCGCGGCGTCCTGATCCCGCTGGACCTCGTGTTCATCGACGAGGGCATGATGGTGGTCGCGATCGTCCGCAACGCGGCGCCCGGCACCGACAAGGTGCGCGCCGGTCAGCCGTCGCTCTACGTCCTCGAGGTCAACGCCGGCTGGTGCCAGGCGAGCGGCGTCGACGTCGGAGATGTGGTTCGGTTCTGATGGGCGAGTACCAGGAGTCGGCCAAGGCCCACCTGCGGCGGCTCAACGGCCTCATCGAGAAGGGCAGCGTCCCGCGAATCAGGGGTCTCTACGTGGAGGCCGCGCAGGGCCTCGAGCGCCAGCTCGCCCGGGCAGTCGGTTCGGGTGCCTCGCCATTCACGATCCAGAAGGCCCAGTCGATGCTCGCCCAGGCCAGGCAGGGCCTCGTCCGGCTGTCGGTGCACCTCGGCGCTGCCATGAACGAGCAGACGGTGATCGCGCAGGAGTCCTCCGCCAACGCCATGATCATGGCGGTCAAGAGGATGGAGAAGGTCGCGAGCGGTGCCGTCGTCCAGCTGCCGATCGAGCAGGCCGCGAGGTTCGCCGGCGTCGTCGACGCGCGGCGCACGAGCCTGATGTCTCTGAACACGCGATCCATGGCCAAGTACGGGGCCTCCGTCGTCGTCAAGGTCGAGCAGACGATCGGCGTGGGCCTCCTGCAGGGCCTCAGCGGGTTCGAGATGGTCCAAGGGGTCTCGGAGGTCATCGGCGGCGAGCTGTGGCGCGCCGAGAGGATCGCGAGGACCGAGACGGCGTGGGCCTACAACGCGACCCAGATGGACGCGATCGGGGCCACCAAGAAGACCTTCCCCGACATCATGATGCGGTGGGTGGAGTACGTCGCAGACGTCACCCTCGCCAAGCTCGACGCGAGGGTCGGGGACGACTCCTGCGCCATGCACGGACAGCTCGCGCGCCCGGGGGCCTCCTTCGGGATGCCCCTGGTCAACCCCCCAAACCTGAAGATCAGCCCGAGCATGCTCGGCATGCAGTGGACCTTCCCGCCCAACCGCCCAAATGATCGCAGCGTACTTCAGCCGTGGCGGCCAGGCTGGGGGTGGGGCTGGGAGCTGATCGACGGCCAGCGGGTGGTGCGCAAGTAAACTAACTGCGCTATCGTTCGGCCTATGAAGTGCCCAGGTCGGTCGAGGATGGCGGAGCTCTACGAAGTGGAAATTCTGTCGGTGCGTGCCTGCGCTGCGGAGCTCAATGTCTCTGCCACAACCGCGCGAACGTGGCTTCGCCGAGCAGGTGTTAGGATGCGGTCGATCTCAGAGGGGAAGGCTGGCCAGAAGCCTGCTCGGCTCGCCATCGAGCGATCCGTAAAGTCGCGCCGCAAGCACGTGCTGCCTGGGCGCGGGCTCGTCGGTTACAAGCTGCGGGAGGATGGCTACATCGACGTGACCGCGCCAGCTGGCCACCCACACGCGCACGCCGACGGGACAATTCGGGAGCACCGGCTGGTGATGGAAGCTAGCCTCGGCAGGTACCTGCTCCCGACCGAGGACGTTCATCACGTGAACGAAGATCGAGCCGACAACCGCCCCGACAACCTCGAGCTCAAGGCGACTCGCGCCGACCACCTGCGTGAGCACTACGTAGGGAGAACTATCGACACAGTTACTGGTCGCTTCTTGCCTGAGTAAGCGGCGTCGTGGTACCCATCAGGCATGCTCGCAAACAAGCTCAAGGCCTTGGTCGATCAGCACGCCTCCGGCCCCTCCGCGGTCGAGCTCGGGATGGCCCAGCCCCCCGGCCACGAGGGCATGGCCGACGACTACGATGACGAGGCCGACGCCCCCGTCGCCGCCGACCCGGCCGCGCGCGGAGCAGCTTTGATCGAGGAGTGGGGTGAGTTCGGTCGGACGATCAAGGACGAGGCGGGCGAGCTGCACGATCTCGCCATGGACGTCGGTGGCGACCTCCTCCTCAAGGAGGTTCCTGACGACGCCCTCAAGGAGGTCGGCAAGGCCGTCGACCGCATGCCGGACGAGCTGTCCATGGGCCTCGCCAAGTACGTCTCGGCGCTCTCGCCGGAGGACTGCGAGGCGCTGGCGACGGCGCTCGCGCCCAGCGTCGGCGACAAGGCCGACGAGAAGCTCCTCTGCGCGTTCCTCCTCCAGGCGGGCAAGTACGCCGGCGAGGAGATCGACGTCGACGAGGACTTCAACGTCTCCGAAGAAGAGGAAGAGGCCGAGGAGGGCGCGGAGGACGCGGCCGCCGACGAGCCAGGCCCCCCGGCCGCCGAGTGACCCGTCCGACCAGGCTAGAGGCCGAGGCAGCCGTGCGCACGCTGCTCGCGTGGGCCGGCGACGACCCGGCTCGCGAGGGTCTGGTCGATACTCCATCCAGGGTCGTGAAGGCCTACGAGGAGTTCTTCCGCGGGTACGAACAGGACCCCAAAAAGATCCTCTCGAAGACGTTCGAGGACGTCAGCGGCTATGACGAGATCGTCCTGCTGACGGACATCCAGTTCGAGAGCTACTGCGAGCACCACCTCGTCCCCATCCTCGGCGTCGTCCACGTGGGCTACCTGCCGAACAAGCGCGTCGTCGGGATCTCCAAGCTCGCCAGGGTCGTGGACGCCTTCGCTAAGCGCCTGCAGATCCAGGAGAAGATGACCTCCGACATCGCCCACGCGGTCCAGGAGTCCCTCGAGGCCCTCGCCGTCGGGGTCGTGGTCGAGGCCGAGCACCAGTGCATGTCGACCCGCGGCGTCAACAAGAAGGGCGTCTCGACCGTGACTTCCTGCATGCTGGGCGCCTTCCGGAAGGATCCCGGCTCCCGCGCGGAGCTGCTCTCCCTGATCCAGGGGCGCCGCGCGTAGTTGACACGCCGTGCGCCTGCGCATAGGCTCACGGGAGTATGAAGAGACCGATGGTCCTTCCACTTCAGGGGAACTCGACGAAGGAGCAGTCCTTCTACGATCAGCAGGCTCAGCCGTCCATGCCGGGGGTCGAGTGGCCGGGCTCGTTCGAGCTCGACGCCGCGACCCCGCAGGCGGGGCACGCCGCTCCTGCTGGCCGCCAAGATCCCTCGCCGTTCAAGCTAGGAGGCATGTGATGCCGAGCCCACCGAGATCGCCGACCAAGCTGAACACCCCGCGCAACCGCGCCCTCGACATCGGCACGGACCGAGGCGGCTTCCCGGCCGACGCCCAGCCGATGGACCACGAGGCCGGGGTCCCGACCTCCGTTGCAGGTGGCTCGTACCGAGACAACGTCTCGGGATCGCCCTTCACCAACGCGCCAAACGGCGCGGCCCCCGACCCAGACCCGATCAAGTAACCAACCAGGAGCAATCCCATGCCCGATCAGAACCAGGCGGACGGCGTCGGCCAGTCCGGCACCTACAAGGAAGTCATCGAGAAGTACGACGCCGAGCACGGCACGTACTCCGACAACGTCAAGCGCACCGGCACGCTGCAGGGCATGCCGAACGCGAACCCCGCGGCGCCCGACCCGGCACCCTTCAAGCTCGGCCCGACCTGATCATCGAGCGCCAGCATGACCGACAAGTTCACGATCCAGGGATCTTGGAGCACGACGCCGCAGACGGGGGTCCTCCTCGCCAGCGGCGCCCCATCGCTCCTCGCCCCGATCAGTGAGACTGTCACTCTGGCGCAGAAGTACTTCGACGACTACGTCCTGAGCCTCGACGCCGTGCAGGTGGTAGCGTTCGGCGGCGTCGTCAACGCCAACGTCATCGAGATCTCCTGCGACAGGAAGATCAAGGCACGGTTCACCAGCGCGGACGGGGCGACTCAGGTCATCCCGGTCGACGGTCACCTCAGCCTGATCTCGAAGACGGCCCCCTTCACCGCACTCGACCTCCAGCGGGTCGTGGGCCAGGAGACCAGGGTCAAGGTCTTCCTCGGCCAGAAGTCGTGATATGACCACGCCCCACAAGGAGCTCAACCGATGACCGTTACCGCTCGAACCACCCTCCAGTCCGCCCTCGACGGCGCCCGCGGCGGCCAACTCGAGGACATCCTCGCGAAGGTCCGCCTCGGCACGCTGCTCGCCCCACTGAAGCGCACCTTCACGGGCTTGACCTCGGCCGCGACGCAGGATCTCACTGCAATCGACGGCACCGGCGAGACCGTCGGCGCAAGCAACTCGAAGCGCCTCGCGGCCCTGTCGGTGACCACGCTCCGCGTGACCGCCGGAACCCTCGCGGCCGGACCGGCGGTCGTCACGGACGCCGGCGGTACCGCGACGGCCATCGGCGCCGGATCGGTCCACGTCTGCCTCTTGTCGGACAACGGCAAGGTCATCACGTTCCAGGCCGCGGTCACGGCGTTCGTGATCGAGTACATCCCGCGGCCGTTCACCGACATGACCGCCGAGCAGGCGGCCCTCGACGGCGCGCCGTAAGCCCTTGCGCCCGCTTAGGCGGGCAAGGTACAACCTTCCCGATCAACCAACAGACCAACCACCAGTCAGGTAGCGATCGAGCTCCGGGACCCACCCACGCCACGTCGGCGGTTAACAGACGGTGAACCCGGGGAACGAGGAGCGAGAGCGATGCCAGACCCAGACCCGACCGAAGAGATCGACGAATCCAAGATCAGCACCGCCGGAACAGGACCGGCAGCGACGACCACCCAGCAGCCGACCAACGGCGCGGCGCAAGCCGCCCCAGCGGAGCCCAAGGGTGGTCAAGAGGAGGGAGTCCAGCAGGTCAGGCACAGCGACTTCAAGCGCATCAAGGAAGAGGCCAAGGAGAAGGGACGCCAGCAGGCGATCTCCGATCTCGACGCCAGGGCCCGGGCAGCCGGGTTCGCCGACCATGATGACGCACTGAAGGCTCTCGCAGCTCTCAAGAAGCCGCAAACCCCGATCACGCAGACCCCACCCCCGCCGCAAGGAACCACGACGATGCCGATCAAGCCAGCCACCAAGAACGACGCCGCCTCGAAGGAGGCCGAGCGGCTCCGCCAGGAGCAAGCCCGCGCTAACGACGAGAGGTCCAAGATGCGCAAGCAGTGGCGCTCGGAGAATCGGAAGAACCGGGATCTCCAGGCGAAGCTCGACGCGAAGGATGCCGAGATGGCCCTCCGCGACGAGTGCTACGGCGCTGGCATCAAGGACGTCGACTACTCGATCCGCCTGCTCACCCGAGTCCTCGAGGGTAAGAGCGAGCAGGAGATCGCGGCGTTCGACCGCAAGGCGTTCTACGACGGGCTCAAGAAGGACAAGCCGTATCTCTTCGGCGAGACGGTGGCCCCTGCCACGACCGGGACCAACGGGGCTGTGAAGCCCGGTGGCACCCAGGTCGTCGCGCCGACGCCAGGGGAGACCCAGGTGATTGACGCGGCGACCAGACAGTTCGACGCACGCACCGCCAAGCCCGAGGATGTGCAGAAGCGCCTCCGAGAGCTCGGCCTCAACCCGCACCTCTAAGGCGCGGCAGTCACGCCCGCCGCTGAACGGAGATCACGATGCCCGATTTCTCAACCATCAGCCAGGCTCCCGAGATTCGGGCGCTGGTCCAGGACAACCTCCTGGAGCGGGCGTTTCACGACGCCTTGTTCCCCCGCCTCCTCTTCCGCGGCGAGGCCGCCCCCCAGCTGTGGCCGGCCAACGTCGGCGACACGATGGTGTTCACCGGCACCGGCCTGATCACGCCCAAGGCGCGACCGCTGGTCCCCGGGACCGATCCGCCGCCCTCGACCTACCAGGCCGAGCAGTGGGAGGCCACCATCCAGCAGTACGCCGACTCGATCGACACGCACATGCCCACCAGCATCGCGGCGATCGCCAACCTGTTCCTGCGCAACGCGCAGCAGCTCGGCATGTCTGCCGGCCAGACGATGAACCGCATCGTCCGGAACAAGATGTACAACACGGCCGCCAGCGGCTGGACGGTCGCGGACGGCACGCAGGGCGCATCCACGACGATCCGCGTGAAGCGCCTCAACGGCTTCACGAAGGCGCGCAACCCGACGCTCATCGCCGGTTCGCCGGTGAAGTTCTCGCCGGTCAGCGTCAACAACCCGCTGCTCGTGTCGATCACGTCGCTCGCGACCACGCGCAACGTGGTCGGGTTCACGCCGGACAACCCGGGCGATGAGCTCGGCCCAGGTACGGTGACGCTCGACGTGGCCATCGCGGTCACCGACCGCGACCTGTTCGTCTCCAGCGACCGCACCTCGATGGTGTACGTCGGCGGCGGCAACCGCACGGACGACATCGGCTCGGGCGACGTGCTGACGCTCGCCTCGCTCCGCACGGCGGTCGCGCGCTTCTGGTCGCAGAACGTCCCGGAGATGCCGGACGGCCGCTTCCACGCGCACATGAACCCGACTGGCCAGACGCAGATCTTCGGCGACGCCGAGTTCCAGCGCCTCCTGCAGTCGCTGCCCGACTACTACATGTACAAGCAGTTCGCGGTCGGCGAGCTCCTGAACACTGTCATCTTCCGGAACTCGGAGTGCCCGGTCCCGGAGACCGTGATCGGCGGCTCGACGGCGACGTTCTCGCTCGACGACCCGTTCAGCCCGGAGCTGTTCTCGAACGGCGTCGCCTCGACCGGCGTGCGCATGAACCGCGTGCTCCTGTGTGGCCAGTCCTCGATCTTCGAGTACTACCAGGACCTCGCTGGCCTCATCACCGAGGCCGGCATCACCGGCAAGGTCGGCGAGCCCTCGATCAACAACAACGGAATCGAGATCTCGACGGACCGCATCAAGCTCATCATCCGGGCCCCGCTGAACCGACTCCAGGACCTCGTCTCAACGTCCTGGAAGTTCATCGGCGATTGGCCGATGCGCACCGACGCGACGACGGGCGACGCGGCGCGCTTCAAGCGCGTGCAGACGATCCTCCACGGCGAGTAGCCGCCGGAGGCGGCGCAGGGTAGCCTCCTCCAAGGGCCTGGTCCTACTGATCTGGCCCACCTGCACCCACGTGGAGGAGCGCTATGGCATCTGGTAAGGCGAAGTACGACCCCCTGGAGTCCGCGAAGCTCGGACCCGACGTCGCGGCCGCGAAGCCGACGGCGAAGGCTCCTCCTGGCCCGCAGGACGTCGACGTGAGCGACCTCGACGAGCCGGTGCCGGTTCAAGGCTCGAGGCGCCCGCGTTACAGGCTCCTGGCCGACAAGCGAGCCTCGCTCGCCGGCCAGCTCATCGACTACAAAGCCGGCCGGGTGTTCGACTCGGCCGGCTACGACATCGACCAGCTGAAGCGCCAGGGCCTCGAGCTGGAGTTGGTGAGGGAGTAGGTCGATGTTCGACCCGCCCGAGAAGGAGCGCATCAAGTACCACATGGGGTACACGGGGCAGGCGACCGCCGCCGGCCTCGCGTACGGCCTGCCGGTGCCGATCCAGACCATGTTCCTGGTCGAGTCGGCGATTGATCGCCTGCCGACGACCTCGGAGGACCGCGTCCGCAAGCTCATCACGACGCTCGACAAGATCGAGTGCAAGATGGAGGGTGGCCTCGACAGCCTCGAAGTCACGCGCGTCGAGCAGGTCGAGATCCGCAAGGACCACATCGACGAGCTCGAGAAGGAGTACTGCCGCTGGGCGGCCAGGCTCGCCGACGTCGTCGGGGCCCCCTTGTACCCGGGCGCCGCGAAGTTCCGGAGCCTGCTCGGGGTCGGCGGCGGGGCCGTCGCCGGCTCCATACCGGTGCGCGGGTAGGCCATGGGCTGCGACGGCGCAGGCAAGAAGGACGGGTTCACCATCCCGACCGCGGAGCTCATCAAGAGCTCCCTCGGCCAGCGCCTCGTACCGGTCGTCGACAAGGCGCGAGACAAGCTCACCAAGTTCGGTTTCAGGCCGTACCGCGTGCAGATCGTTCGCACGCGGTACGCCGGGCAGCGCCGCGGCATGGGCCCTGAGCAGGTCCTTGGACAGCTGGAGATCCTGCCGACGCCGCTCGTAGTCGACGTCTCCTCCCTCAAGGAGGTCGTCACCCCGATCGGCCTCAATGAGCAGGGCCTCATCCAGCTCCAGAAGATCAGCGGCCGGTACACCGAGGAGCACCTGCTCGGCTCCGGATCCGACGGGTCAGACCCGCCGCCGAACGAGACGCTGTACTACGAGATCGAGTTCTTCCGGCGCGACGGCCTACCATCCGAGAAGCGCCGGTTCGTGCGAGACTCGCTGCCGTCGTGGAATGCGACCTCGTTCGAGTGGACGGTCGTCTTGGTTAGCGCGCTCGAGAACCGATCTCGAGACGGGGGGACGCAGGGATGAGCGTCGGCCGCTCCATGACCGTTGCCGACCTTCGCAAGTACTTCGCGAAGCTCAAGTCGAACCTGCGCGGTGCGGACAGCGCGATCGTCCGCGGCATACACAGCGGCGTCATGCGGTCCATCGCCGTGGTCCACAGCTCCGTTGACAACGCGATGCCGGCGAGCCCGAACGGCTCGATCGGCGCGGTCAACACCGGCGAGTACAAGCGCCGCTGGCAGTTCGAGCTCACGGCCACAGGCGGCCGCGTGTTCAACGACCATCCGGCCGCCGACGTAATCGAGCGCGGGCGCAGGGCCGGCTCGCGCATGCCACCGCCCGACACCATCAAGCTCTGGGTCAAGCAGCGCCTCGGGCTGTCCGACGAGGAAGCTGAGAAGGCGAAGTTCCCGATCGCCCTGGCCATCGCCAAGCGAGGCCTGGCGGGTCGCCGCGTCCTGACCAACCCAGGCACCTCCGGCGCGATCATCAGGATCGTGATGGAGGAGGTACGCGAGGAGATCCGGTCGGCGCTGAAGAGGGCGAAGAACGGATGAGCGACTGCAACGATCCGCAGATCCCGCCTCCGGAGGCGGTGAACCCCCCTGTCCTGGTCCCGCCGCCGCTGGGCCGCACGACGTTGATCACGCGGCCGTCGGACGTTCGGTCCACTTACACCGCCAATCGCGAGTGCGACGCGGTCACCGCCGTCAAGCGCGGACTCCGCGAGTACCTGGAGCAGGTGTACCTCGACGTGCTCGGAGTTCGCGTCCGCTTCGAGCGCGTGACCGAGGTCTGGTCTGAGCCAGAGCAGACCGCCAAGTACCCAGGTGCGGCGATCATGGCCCGCGACGAGGCCGAGTATGACGCCGCGTCGCTCACGCCGACGCTCGACACGACGCCGGTTCAATCCTTGCCCGGCGATTCCCCCGAGCGCAAGACCTACCTGGTCAGGTACTCGGAGGCCACCATCCCGCTCGTCGTCGAGCTGCACACCAGCAACCCGGAGGAGCGCATCCAGTGCTCCATGCTGCTCGAGGACGCCCTCAACCCCGTCGACTGGATGTACGGGTTCAAGCTGCAGCTTCCGCACTACTTCAACCAGATCGCCGTGTACGAGCCCATGCGAACGCAGATGCTCGACTCGGAGGACAACGCCCGCCGACGGTGGCGGCCCGGGTCCGTGTTCTTGACCGCCAGAGCGTCGGTAATCAGGTCTCGAGCGCTCCCAGGCCTCCGGCCGCTGGTGGACCTCGAGGTCACGGACGGCTGCGACGGGGGCGACCTGTGATACTCTCCGACAACCCCGCGCAGGAGGACTGACATATGTCCGGCTTCATCAGAAGGTTCACCACGTTCCCGCCCGAGAACGTCATCACGGCGATCGAGGGCATCAACATCGTCGACCTCGCGCCCCCCGCCGCCATCGGCGGCGTCGACACCAACGTGGTGGCCCTCGTAGGCGAGTTTGCCGACATGACGTACGCGATCGCGGTCGACACATCCGGGGTGTTCACCTCGGTGACCAAGCCACAGGAGGTCGTCTCGGGCCAAGACGTGCTCAACAAGTTCGGCGGCTTCGACGAGACCATCGGCCAGTTCGGCGGTGACTGCGGGAGCGGCTACGTCGAGATGCGCAACAAGACCTTCGGGCGCCTGATCCTAGCGGCGGTGAACCTCGCCTCGGCCTCGGGCGTTCGCGTGTGGCGCGAGCTGCCGACCAACACCTCGGCGACCAACCCGACGCCGGTCATCCCACTGGCGGGGGCGACGGCCGCCGCGGGGCGCGTGTTCAAGCAGTCGCTGGTCGCCGCCGAGCGGATGAAGCTCGCGGTCCACGTCGACTTCTCCGCCGAGGATGAGTACAAGACCGCAGTCGACGGCTCCGTCACGGCCGTCGGGGCTGCCGTCACGCAGATCTTCACCTCGGCGACGGGGTCCTTCCTGACGCTGTCCAGATCCGACGGCAAGGTCGGGGTTGAGATCGGGGACATCCTCGTACTTGGCGTCATCGGCGCCGCCGGCGCTCAGGGCGCCAACGCTCGAACCTACCGAGTTCGATCGATCACCGATGCGACCAACCTCGTCGTCGAGCGACTCGACGGGTCGTCGTTCAACTGGACGACCGGCGCTGCCCTCGCGTATCGCATCCACCCCGGCCGCGCGGCCGACTCGTACGGGTCCGGCGCCGGGTCCGTGCTGACCTCGCAGGGCAGCTTCACCGTCGCCGCCCGCCCGCTGACCAATGGGGCGGGAACCGGCGTCGACTCGTCAGACGGGACGTGGGCGGTCAACACGGCCATCGAGCCGCTCGTCGCACCCCCCGCGCCCACCGCGACCACCTGGGATCCACTGTCGGGCCTCGCGGGGAAGGTCGGCCCGACGACCGCCGTCGCGTATACGGCGAACGTGCAGCGGACCAACGCCGTCAATCACGCGAGCATCGATGCGCTGTACGCGACGGCCGTCGACTCCATGCTCGCCGACGAGATTCCGTCGTCCGAGGTCACCCACGTCTGGGCCGCGCGCAAGTCGTCGACCATCCGGACCAAGCTGCGCTCGCACGTCCTCAGCTCGTCCGCGAACGGCGTCGGTCGCACGTGCTCGATCGCCCCGGAGCTGGACCAGACTCAGTCGACGGCCCTGACCACGGTGACCAGCGACGCCGACCCGGGCGTCGGGGCGAACCGGGACGAGAGCGTCTTCTACCACTGGCCGCCGGTGCTGACGTTCGTCCCAGAGGCCGTCGGGTTCTTCATCCGGCGCGCCGACGGGTCGACGACCACCGACGGCATGGTCGACGTCGGCGGCGACGGCTGGATGTCGGCCATCATGGGCAACCTGCCGCCGGAGCGGAACCCCGGCGAGGCGTCGGGGACGACCAAGCGCGTGCTGGCGCCCGTCCTCGGCTATGCGAGGGCCGTCCCGACGCTCGACATCAACTCGTGGAAGCTCCTCCGCCTGCGGGGTATCGCGGGCATCCGGATGGACAAGACCGTCGGGCCGATCTTCCAGTCCGGCGTCACGACGTCCCTGCTCTCAAAGCAGAAGAACATCAACCGCCGCAAGATGGCCAACTTCATCGAGGACTCGATCGCCCAGGCGCTCAAGCCGTTCGTCAAGCTGCCGATGTCAGAGCAGTTCAAGGACGGAGTGCTCGGCCAGGTCGACGACTTCCTCACGTCACTCCTGTCACCGGACAACCCGTCGGCCCAGAGGATCTCCGGTTACACGCTTGATGGCAAGAGCGGGAATACCTTGCAGTCCGAGGACAAGAACATCTTCGTCATGATCGTGAATGTGCGCACGCTCGCCTCGGCCGACTTCATCGTCGTCCAGGTCAACGCGGGCGAGGGCGTCGTCGTCACGTCCCAGGTCCCGGCCGCGGCGTGAGCCGCCGCTCGCGCAAGCAGGCGTCGGTGGACCTCGTCCCAGACGAGGTCTGGGCTGCCGCGCTGCGGCAGCAGGTGGCGTTCGTGCTCCACCACGTCGGCTGCGGCGTCATGCGCGGCACCTCGTGCGACTGCGCCCCGCTCTTCATAGGGTCCGGCTTCGGGATTGACAGCCGGCGGGCCTCCGCGTAGCTTTCGAGAGTCACCTCGGGGGTCCACCCCCGAGGGCGCTTCACCCGGGTACGAAGACGGGGATAGGGCGCGGAGGGACGGTCCAGGTAAGGACCTCCGCCGCGCCCTTCTTCTTTTCAGGACGGAGAAAAAAGGATGTGTGCTCAAAGAATCAAGGGGCAGGAAGTCGAGCTGCTGCTCGTCGAGGACAACGTCCCACTGTCCTCGATCCAGGACATTCGATCGTTCGAGATGGCGGCCCAGCTCGAGATCCTCCGCGAGGGCTACCTCGGCGAGACGACCGACCGGCGCGACTCCGTGTACCGCGGCTTCCGAGGCAAGATGGAGCTTCACTACGAGAACCGCGACGTGCTCGACCTCGTTCGCCGGCTCATCGACAAGGCCAGGCGCCGGACGCCGGGGGTGCGGATCAACGCCAAGGCGACGTTCGTGTTCCCGGGAGGCGAGCGCGTCCGCATGCTGCTCAAGGACCTCTCGTTCGGCGAGGTGCCGATCAGCTTCGGTTCGCGGACCGACTACGGTACGATCTCCCTCGACTTCGAGGGTGAAGACTACAACCAGATCTGAACTAGGAGGAGCGCGTGGAGGCACTACCGAACGTCCGAAAAGCCCCGGAGCAGAGGCCAGTCTACGAGTACGAGCTGCCCGAGGAGATGGTCGACCAGGACGAGTTCGTCAGGCGGTCGGTCGGGCTCGTCAAGCTCAAGATGAGCGAGGAGATCGCGGCCTCGGAGCGTGCCGGCGGGAACCAGGCCAAGCTCGCCTACAACTGGGCCCGCTTCGCGCTGGTCGAGGTCGACGGGCGGAAGTTGAACAAGGCCGAGGCCGAGGATGAGCGCGTGCTCGAGCACGCCGACCCGGTAATCCGGGAGCTCATCCTGGAGGCGTACTCGGACATGAGCACGGTCAAGAGCCAGGCCGTCACAAAAAAGTTCCTGGGGAGCCGGAAGGTCAAGGTCTAGAGGCCGACTCCCCTGACGCCTTCCGGAGGCCCCCCGGTGGCTACATATACCTGCTGTCGCGGGCCTTCCCCGACGTAGAGGAGCACGTCACGGACATGTTCAAGACCATCGCCTGCGCCGCCCGCTACGGCCACCAGCAGCTCTCCGAGATCGGGGAGCTGACCTGGGACCAGCTCGTGCGGTTCAATGACGGCCTCGGCTACTTGATCGAGTCCGAGAACAAGACGGGGACCTCCCTATCGCACCGAGAGGCGAGGGGAGGCTGAGCCGTGGCCGACGAGAAGGTAGACATCGAGTTCGACGTCGACGACAAGGCGTCTCCCAAGCTCCGGAACATGGAGACCGGGGCCCACCGCCTCGGCAAGGCGGTCGACGGGGCGACTCGTCGTTTCGTCGACATGGCCAAGGGGGCGGCCATCTTCGGGGCCCTGTTCAACCTAGGCGGGGCGATCCGCGGAGCCAAGGACTACATCGACCACCTAGACAGGATCTCGGACCTGACTGGCATCGCCGCCGACCGGGTCGGCGGCATCTCGAACGCCATGGAGGAGAGCGGCGTCGCCGCCGACGAGGTCGAGGGCATCATGGCCCGCATGGTCCAGCGCGGGACCAAGCTCGAGGAGGGCAACAAGGCCGCTGCGAACCTCGCCAAGAAGTACGGCATCAACCTCAAGGAGGGTCCCGAGAAGTCCCTGGTCGCCATGTCCAAGGCCGTCGTCAACAGCGGCCTAGACGCCGGGCAGATCGGGCGCGCTCTCAACGTCAGCGCTAAGTCGGCGGCTGGCATGATCGACATGCTCGGGAAGGGCCCCGAGGTCGTCAAGAAGATGATCGAGGACGGTACGCTGGCCAACTCCGCCTTCAACGAGCAGGCGATGGCCGGGATGCAGGAGTACAACGAGGCGACTAGCCGCATCGGCATCGCGTGGAAGCGTCTGACCGCCGGCATCATGATCAAGCTGGCGCCGGCGCTCACCAAGCTGGCGGACAAGTTCTCGTCGTCCATCAGCGGGTGGGCGGACAAGGCCGAGAGGTTCGGGATCTTCCTAGTCAACCACATGGAGACCATCATCACGCTGGCGAAAACGTACGCCAAGATCATGATGGCCAGCTACGCCATGCAGAAGTTGTCCGGCGGGAAGATGACGATGGGCGGGATGGTCGCCGGGGCCGGGAAGTGGGTGACGAAGGGCGGGGCCGGGAAGTGGGTGACGAAGGGCGGCGGCGGGCTCGGGCTGGCGTCCGCTGGTGGGTCCATCATGTCGTTCTTCAAAGGGGCTACGGCCCTAGGTCCCATCATCGGCATGCTCGGGAGGCTGAGCATCATCGGCGGGGCCATCGGGCTCATCGTCGCCGCGTTCAAGGCGTTCCCTGAGATCGCGGGGAGGATCAAGGACCACTTCAGCCGAATCTTCAGCGCCCTCGGCAAGATCGGGTCGTCTATCGCCAAGATGTTCAGCGAGGACTCGCCGATCGGTCGTGGACTGGCGTGGCTCGGCGAGAAGCTCATGTCGGTCTTCGAGACGGTTTTCGGGGCCATAGCCTCTGTGGTCGAGTGGATCTCAGACCGCGTAGAACGCATCGCCCACTGGGAGACCAAGCGCGAGCAGAACCTGCGCAGGAAGGCCGAGGAGGACATCCAGCGAGGTGAGAAGATCGCGGCAGCCCAGGAGAAGGTTAAGGTGATCACCCGCGAGCTGGCTGGTCACAGGGGGAAGGTCACGGACGAGGAGCGCAAGAAGTTCCAGGAAGCCGAAGCCGCCCTCAAGAGGGCCCACAAGCTATCTCCTGAACTATTCACGGGGGAAAGCAAGACGAGGTCGGCGGTCGAGGCACAGCGCAAAAAATTCGGGGGATCCCTCACAGGCACACCCGACAAGGGCGATACCTACCAGGACTTCCGCGGATCCCGCTTCGACATCAAGCAGGAGTTCGCGGAGGGGTTCGACCCCGACCGCATAGCGGTCGCGTTCGCGTCCGACCTGGCCTCGGTAGGCGAGCGCCGCCTCCAGTCGGGGTTCGCGCCCCTCTACACGGTGCGGTGAGCGGTGGCCGAGACCGCCAACGATCTGGCTACGCCGTTCTCCATCCGGGAGATGACAGGTGACAAGCGGGCTCTGACGCTCCGCGGGCGGGCGCTGCCCTATCGACCGTTCGAGCTGTCTGGTACGCAGCGAAACTCGATCAGCTGGTACCCGGGTTCGCCGATCGGAACGCTCCAGGCCTACGGGGCGAAGGAGGAGCCAACCACGGTCACAGGCCAGTGGAAGGACGTCTTCATCGGCGAGCACCTCATCACCAGCGAGCACCTCCCGTACGCTGAGGTCACCTCGGCTGAGGACGGAATCGAGGTGTCCCTCAACACCGTGCGAGATCTGGTGAGGACCGCCGATGACATGCGTCGGAAGGGGTCCCAGGTCGAGGTGACGTGGCTAGACCAGGCCCGCCGTGGGATCATCGATCGGTTCACGGTCAAGTGGCACACGGGTCACGACTGCGAGTGGGAGATGATGTTCGCGTGGACCTCCCAGGCCGAGTCCTTGGCCAACGTCAAGTTCCAAGATCCCGGCGCATCCGACCTCGGGGACCTCCCCGTCAAGGTCCAGAACGCGGTCAATCGTCTCGTCCCGACCGGGACCGTCGCCGACATCGTGCCGCAGGCTGGCGACAGGTTCGCCGGACTGACGAGCTTCCTGGACGAGGTTACGAGCCTGCTCCAGCTCGGGGCGGAGGCCATGGGGGACGCGGTCAACGAGGCCGTCACTCTGGGCCTGTCTGGGCCAGAGTCACTCAGGAAGTCCGCCGCCGTGCTCGACGGCCTCAAGCTCGAGGCGGACATGTTCGTCACGCTGGTCAACCGGTCGATAGACGGCGCGGCCCTCGACCAGGGCGGCGTCAGCGTGATCAACTCGGTCGAGCTGACGTTCGGCCAGATCCTCTCGCAGCGGGCAGAAGCTCGCGACCGAGCTCGCAGCGCAACCGCGCTCCGAAACATGGCCGCGAGCGAGCAGTCGGCGCTTCTCACCTTGATCGAGGGCGACGCCATCCGCGTGTTCCAGGCTAGGCAGGACCAGGATCTCCGGGAGGTCTCGACGGTGTTCTACGGGTCCCCCGACGACTGGCGAGGGTTGATGATCTACAATCGCCTCGGGTCTAGCCGACTGTCGGCTGGCCAGGTCGTGTTCGTGCCGGCCATCCCGCCGCAGGATGGGTGCTAGCCGTGCCCGAGGGCGGCGAGTACTTCTACCCGAGCTGCGTGGTGAACTTTCGCCTGCGCTTCGACGAGGCCTTCAAGGTCGACGAGCCAATCCCGGAGCCGGGACCTCAGGATGGCGACCCAGCTGCGACCTCCAGGTCCCAGCAGCCGGTCGTCGGCGGCAAGCAGGTCCGCGGGATTACACACGGGCGTCGAGTCGTGAAGGTCCCGAGGCCGCTGATCACCCAGCAGGGCGACTCCAACATGTCGTTCATCAGCAACCGCGTGCCCATCTCGGCCCAGGTCGAACTTCCCGGCTACAGGCAGGCTGGAAAGTTCTCGCTGGAGCTGGACTGGCGGGAGTTGCCCATCGACCCGAGGCTGGTCCGCTCCGCGGCGGTCGAGGTCTACATGGGAACCGTGTCCCCTGAGAACTTCTCGGCCGGCATGGCCGGCGTCGAGCAGGACGGCAGTCGTCGATCGGTCCTGAAGACGACGTCGGCCGGCATGCGCGGGACGCCCCGGGACGACCTGATGGTCATCGCGGGAGTCGTAGACACGTGGTTCGTCTCGCACGGGGAGACCTCGTCCACGGTCAAGATCGAGGGACGAGACTTCCGCGGCATCTTCCTCGACTCCCCGGTCAAGCCCGAGGTCATCGCGAAGATCAACCTCGACCAGCCGATCGACAAGGTCGTCGCAGCCATCCTCGAGACCCACCCGCAGGCGGCCAGGATGGAGGTCAAGGTCTCTCCCGAGGACTGGCCGAACGGGGCGCCGGCGACGGTGCTCGACTCGGAGGGCCTCACCCGCGTGCGGCGGAAGGCGAACGGGGAGGGGACGAGCGCCGGAAACGGCGGCGACGACAAGGTCGCCATGTGGGACATGATCACGAAGTACTGCTTCCTGGTCGGGGCGATCCCGTACTTTCGCGGTCGGACCCTGGTCATCCGCCCAGCGTTCTCAATCTTCGACCAATCCAAGCCGACGTTCGCGCCGACGGACCCCGTGTTCGTGCCGACCCCGCGCACAGACGATCTGGGCCGCGAGTTCGCGAAGCGCAAGATGATCTATGGGAGAAACATTCGCGAGCTGACCTTCGAGAGGAAGCTCTCTGGGACCAAGGTGCCCGTCATCAAGGTCGTGTCGTTCGACACGTCGAGTACCTCACGGGGCCTGTCCAAGCTCCTGACGGCCCAATGGCCCCCCGTCAACGAGAAGATGGCGAGGATGTCCGGGGTCTCCCCGAGCGGCGAGGTCTCCCAGGAGGACGTGAAGGTCATCTCGGTCCACGGCATTCGAGACCAGAACCAGCTCGTCGGCATCGCCCGGTCCCTGTGGGAGGAGATCAGCCGCCAGGAGATCGGCGGGTCGTGCAGGACGGACACCCTCGCGTCGTACAAGGGGGACAACGTCGACCCAGACCTCCTCCGCCTCCGACCCGGGGACGCCGTCGACTTCCGGGTCGACGTGCGCGCCCTCGGCTCGACGGCGCCAAACGTGTCGACGTACGTCGACAGCAACAGGTCCTCGTTTGCAGAGGCCGTCGGCGAGATTCGGCAGGCCCTGTGGGGTAAGGCCGACGCGGGTGACGAGAACCTCGCTCGCGTCCTGGCCGCATCCAGCCGCGGCACCGTCATCGACCTGCTGAGCACGTTCCGGACGTCCAACGTCGTGTTCAACTGGTCCCAGAGTGCCGGCATCCAGGTCAGCTTCGACTTCCAGAACTTCGTGACTGTGCGAAACGACATCAGCGAGCAGCTCGGCGCCAACGCGACGGTGGCGACCACCACCATCGGCGCCTCGAACGACCAGAAGCCGAAGACCCTGACCGCGCGAGACATGCAGAAGAAGTACGGAACGGACAAGGAACCGACTGACAAGGAGGCCGCCGTCTACTGGTCTCGCCGGAAAGAGATCGAGAAGGCCCGGCGCAGCACCGAGGAGACGCTCGCTGCCATCAACAAGAACTTTCGTGGTGAATGATTAACGATGCTGAAGAACTCGAGAGTCTCTAAGTCCATCGACACCGCCCGGCTCGGCGCCGCGGTGCGGGGCCCGGGCATGGACACGCGCACGTGGGTATCGCTGGCCGTCGTGACCGCCGTTCACGTCGACCCGGCTGAGGGGGTGTTCGTCGACGTCACCCTCATGCCGCTGGGCGATCAGTCGGCCGCCCGTTTGGGCGTCGAGTACGCTGGCAACGGGTTCGGCATGTACGCCCCGCTCGAGGTCGATGACGAGGTGCTGGTCGAGGCCCCCAGCGGGGACCCCGACGCCGGGCTCATCGTCACCCGCCGGCTGCACGGCGCGAGCGACCCACCTCCGCAGGAGGTGGTTGACCACCCCGAGGACTTGCTCGTTGTGGTCAAGCCCGGGAAGACCCTGCGGATGATCACCAAGGGCGCCGGTAACCTCGTCATCGAGGCCCAGGGCAGCGGCGGGGTCCGACTCGGCGCCGAGTCGGCCTCCGAGTCAGTCATTAAGGGGACGACGTACAGGCTCGCGGAGGACGCCTTCTTCACCGCCATCACGACGTTCGCCGCGACGTGCACGACGACTCCGCCTGGCACGCCAGCTGCGGCGCTGACCGCGGCGTTGACCGCGTTCACCTCGGCGGTGGCTTCGGCCCTCTCGCAGAAGGTTAGGACTACGTGACGTCCTGGGGAACCGGGCCGTGGGGCCTAGGCGCCTACGGCGTAGCCGCGGCGCTGACCGTCGAGAGGGCGTGGGCCGTCAGCACCCACGAGGCAGTGGTGGTCCTGTCTCGCCCGCCGCTGGACAGGTCACTGGTCCTACCGGGTGACGTTCGCAACCCGCTGTCTTGGCAGTTCTCCGTACCAGCGACTTTGCAGGTCTTCGAGGTCGCCGAGATCACGCCGCACGAGCACCCGCTCTCGTGGCGGGTGCGGTCGGTCCAGCAGTTCATTAACTCGACGGGCACGATGAGGGTCACGGCCGTGACCCTCAGGGACGCGGCTGACCACGTCGTGACAACCCCAGACAGCGCCGACTTCGCCGGGGTAACGGAGGTGGCCACGTCGACGCCTCAGGCCCTCCTGACGAGGAGGAGGGTCGGCAGTCGCGACCTGGCCAGCGCGCCCTCCCCGTCGTCTGGGGACACCAACCTCGGGGGCGTCCTCGTCGTGCAGGGAGGAGACTACGCCCTCGTGGAGGGGCCCGCCCTGATTCAGAAATTGCTGCTGCGTAGGCTGACCACGACGCCGGGTGACTTCTACCACATCCCGGCGTACGGGGTCGGGCTGCGGGTCAAGCAGCCGATCCCGGGCGGGGACCTGGTCAGGTTCAAGGCCGCCATCGAGCGCGAGCTCATGCTCGAGCAGCCCGGCATCTCCTCGGTCTCCGCGTCCATCTCCCAGCGCCAGAACACCCTCTCGGTCAAGGTCACCGCGGTGATGACTCGGACCGGCGAGCAGGTTACTGTCGCCCTCAATTCCCCCATTGGGCAGACCCTTGGCTGACTTCCCCACCAGAGAAGACCTGTTCCGCGTCGCCCGGGATCGCATCCTGGGCCTCAACGCGAAGTTGTCCGCCGACGTCGTGCAGCGAGACGGGACCGACGCCAACGTCCTCCTAGCCGGAGGCGCGGCCATGGCGGACGAGGTGGTCGGGCAGCTGATCAACGTGTGCCGTGGGCAGTTCCTGGACTCCTCGGAGGAGGCCAGGCTGGAGAGGCTGGCGCTCGACAGGTACACCATCGTCAAGAAGCCAGCGGCGCCCTCGCTCGGGACGGTGAAGTTCACGACCACGGCGCTGACGACGAGCGCGTTTTCCATCCCAGCTGGTACCCAGCTGACCACGTCGGACGGGGTCCAGTTCATCACGACGGTTACCACCAGCTTCCCGGTCTCGTCCGTGGGCCCCACCTACGTCTCGATCCGGTCCATCCTCGCCGGTTTCAACCAGCAGGCCAAGGCCGGCGCCATCACGAGCATCGTGTCCTCCATCGCCGGGTCGCCCAGCGACCTCGCAGTCACCAACGTCGTGGCGACCGCCGGCGCGGCCGACGCCGAGTCCGACGACAGCCTGCGGGACCGCTGTCGGAGGTTCTGGACGACGGCCCAGAGGGGAACCCTCGCGGCCATCGAGGCCGGGGCGCTCGCCGTCCCCGGCGTGGTCAAGGCCAACGCGATCGAGGTGCTCGACTCGACGGGACGACCGGGGCGGTGGGTCCAGCTGCTCATCTCGGATCGATTCACCGACGCCCTGGTTACCATCAACCAGACGAGCGCCCTGTACGACGCCCAGGCGCAGAGCCTGGCGCGAACCGTATTCCTCGCCCTGTCGAACGTCCGCTGCGCTGGGATGTTCGTGCAGGTCATCGTAGCCCAGGTCGTGCTGATCCAGTCTCGCCTCGACCTGACGTTCGCGGCCGGCGTCGACCCGATCTTGACGTCGGAGCAGGCTCGGGCCGCCGTGGTCAACTACACCAACGAGCTGGTTCCCGGAGAGTCATTCGAGCCAGAGGCCGCCGCAGCGACCCTGCGCGCCGTGAACGGTCTCATCATCACGGGCAACGAGATCGCGGTGCCTGCAGGTACGATCGTGCCGAGGGCGATGCAGGTCCTCAGGACCACGATCGACCTCGTGACGGCGACCAATCAGGGCGCGTCCCTCTTCACGACGGTCAATCCAGACCAGATCATCACGGAGGCAACTTAACTCATGGGTGACCTACTCTCGCCGCAGAGCGCCGGGACCCCAGCCAATGCCGGAAGCACCGCCTGGTACGGCATCGGCGTCGATGGTGCCCTTGCCTTCGACGGGGTCACCACCGTCACCGGCTTCGCTGGACTCTCGCTCGTGCCGGCGGCGAATGTCTACACGCTGACGCGAGATATCTGGGCAACGTCGATCACGGTCGCCGTCGCCGCGATCATCAAGACGGCTGGGTTCAGGATCTTCTGCTCTGGCACGCTGACCCTCTCAGGCACGATCAGGAGCAACGGCGGCGTGGGCGGAAACGGCACGACCACGACCGGCGGCACGGCGGGTACACCGGCTGACGTCGTGCAGACGGTGTACAGCCAGACTGGTTCGGGCGCGGCTGGTGGCAACGCGGCCGCTGGGGGTGTGAACAGCCCGGCGGCACCGAACAGCCCGCCGTTTGGTGTCGCGACGACGAGCCCGGGCGCCGGCGGCAACGGAGGCGTGCTCCAGGGAGGCGGCGGCGGTAACGGAGCGGGCGGCGGAGGCGGCGACGTCCCAGCTGGGCCACCGTCTGCGACGCAGGGCCCGAGCTGGAACGACCTGACGCAGATCCTCACTGGGCGGTGCCCAAACCTCCAGGGTTCACCCGCCGCCCTCGTGAGCGGAGGAGCTGGTGGCGCTGGTGGCGCTGGTGCGGGCGGGGCTGGAACCGGCGGCGGCGGCGCCGGCGGCGGCGCCGGCGGCGTCATCGGCGTGATGGCGAAGACCATTGCCGGGGCTGGAACCATCGAGGCCAAGGGCGGCGCTGGAGGTAACGCCGGTGGCGGCGGCGGTAACGCAGGAGGAGGAGGCGGCGGCCCCGGTGGCATCATCGTGATCATAACGAATTCATCTTCGCCACTCAGCGTCACGCTCAGCGTCACTGGCGGCGCCGCCGGGACGGGGACGGGGACGGGGCAAAATGGCGGCGCCGGCGGCGGCGGCCTGACCAGAACACTCCAGCCATGATCATCAACTACGCAGAGCCGACTGCCGCCAGGAGGCGCATCCCTGTTTACCTGGTGGACAGCACGGGCGCCCCAGTTACCGGCGTCGTGCCCGCCGGTGCGCAGCTCCAGGTGAGCAAGAGCGGGGCTGCGTTCGCCAACGGGGCGGGTACGTGGGCCGAGGTTGGGTCTGGTCTGTACCACTACGAGGCGACGCTCGCCGAGGTGACGACCGACAGCTACGCGATGCTCAAGGTCAACGTCAGCCCGACGGCGAGCATCTTCGTGCTCGCCGTCGACATCGACCGGCGCCTCGTCACGAACGAGGCCAGCGCAGCCAGGCGCCGAATCCCGATCTACCTGGTCGACAGCTCCGGGGTCCCCGTCACGGGGTTGGCCATCGCGGGGGCTGATCGCCAGGTGAGCGAGAACGGCGGCGCGTTCGCAAACGGCGCGGGTACAGTGACGGAGACCGGCTCCGGGGCCTACTATTACGAGCTGGCCGCAGCCGAGGTCGACGTCCCGGGGTTCGGCGCGCTCAAGGTCATCAAGGCCCCCGCTCTCACATACGTGTACTCCTGGTCCGTCTACGTGCCAGGCAGCGGAGCTGCGCCCACGCTGACCAACCTCGAGCCACCGAACGGTCAGCCGGTCGGTCCAGATACCCCGATTCAGTTTGACATGACCGACTCGGACGGGCTCGTGCTCGTCATCCCGATGATCACCCTCGACCCGTTCAGGCTCCCGGAACCCGCGCACGACTTCACCGAGTTCACCGAGCTGTACCTGGACGGCGGGTCGACCAGGGAGGCAATCTCGAACGGGTACCGATACACGCTCCGCCGCAAGGGTGGGTGGACCACTAACCCGCAGCTGCGGGTCTTCGCGGTGGACCTACTCGGCAACGTCTACGTGGGGCCGTAGGTGCCTTTCACCTTCTCGTGGCCGCTCAGCGTCCCGGGTCTACCAGCCCCGGGCGCGATCCCGTCGACCTCGTACCTGGCGCCGGGCGGCGGCGTCGCGGGATGCAACCCGTACTACCTGACGGAGGCCGACCTGCTGTCGGTCCTCGACCGCGTGTTCCCGGAGTGGTACCTCGACCCGCTCAAGGCGGACCCGGAGTCCGGCTACGAGGTGTTCCAGGCCTACGCGAAGGCCCTCGAGCGCGTGTCGCTCGCGATCGGCCGCTTCGAGTGCAGCTCGTTCATCCTGCTCTCGCACGGTGGGTTCCACTCCGTAGCGACGGTGGAGTTCTCGCGCGCGAGCGCGGCGGCCGGCGCGTTTACCCTACAGGAGGGGACGATCTGCCGGACGTCTAGGACGGGGCGCTCGTACTATCTCGTGGCGGACGTCGAGTTCGGCGCGCTCGACCTGTTCAAGGAGGGGCAGGTCAGGGCGGTAGCGCCCGGTCCCGAGTACGACGTCGCCGGGCCGTTCTCGACCGCCGACGGGGCGGTCCTCCCCGGCGAGATCGACCGCGTGGTCATCCCGCTGGAGGACCCGCCGTTCACGGAGCCGACCATCCAGGTCAGGCAGGTCGCCGACGCCGCGGGCGGCCAGGCGGCCGTACTGGACCAGCTCGGCCTCGACCGGCGATTGCCGAGACTCCCGAGTGAGGTCGACGAGACGTACAAGACCCGCATCAGGCAGCTGCCCGACACGGTCAGCCTGGACGCCATCCGCCGGCAGCTCGACGCGATCTTCCTCCCGAGGGGGTTCCAGTACGACCTCATCGAGACCTGGGAGAGTCGATACCAGACGTGCTGGAACCACTCAGGCGGGGGTCCGACGAACGCGATATTCGGCCCGGCGGCCCAGTGGGCCTACAACGATCCACGAGATGACAGGTTCACCCCCCGCTGGATGAGCGAGGCGGATCACCGCGGGGCCTTCGTGGTGATCGTGCCTGCCGTGTTTCCGTCCTTCGCGGATCGCGGCATGGCCTACAACGACCCGGCGACTGAGGGGTCAGTGGAGCGCGCCGTCTCGGCGTGGAGCAGCCCGGTGCTAGACGGAGCAACCCTGTCCGGTGTATGGAACGGGGAGGATGACGACAGCTCCGAGGGCCGCGCGGCCTTCCTACGGAAGGTCTGGGACCTCCTGCGATCCGTGAAGGGCGGCGGCGTCGCCGTGTCCATCATCCCGGCTGAAGTTGACGAGTTCGAGACGTAAGGAGGAAACGAAGCAATGGCCAATAACCCGTACAACAGGACTGTGATCTACCCGCTGGAGAAACCGCTGGCGGACGACATCAACCAGGGGTTCTCTCAGCTGGACAGGTCCCTGCGCGAGACCATGTTCAGCCTCCTCCGCGGTCGCGACGGGTTCCTGAGCACCGGGTTCCTCGTCCAGGCCTCGAGTCCGGTCGCGATGTCCGTCCTCCTGAAGGCCGGCATCGGATTCCAGGACGCCCCTACGGACGTGCCGAGCGCCGTAGACGCCGTCGTCGGGCTCGACGACCTCGCGCGCTATAAGCCGATCCTCCTGGCCACCGACCTGACCGTGGCCGTCCCGGCGGCCCCAGGTGTGAACAGCCGCATCGACCTGATCGAGGTCAGGTACAACCGCCAGACGGACAACCCGCAGTCTCGCAGCTTTCTGGACCCGGTAACCAACGCGTTCAGCCCAGCGAGCGTGGATAAGACGCTCGACTTCAACGTCGACGGTACGCTCGCCTACTACGCGGCGGCGGCGGTGCCCACGACGGCCCTCGCGTACAAGTCTGGCGTCGTGGCGGCCGTCCCCGTCGCCCCGGCCACCGACACCGGCTACCTGGCGCTCGTTCACATCACGGTTGGGACCGCCGTGGTCGTCATCAACGCCGCCAATATCGACACCGTCGTTCGCAGCGCGATCTCACCGCTGAACGTCGCCGACCAGGTGGACCTCATCCACCCGGCGCTGTGGTCGCCGGGCGGAGCCGCGGGTTGGCTCACCCCGTTCCTCGGCATCCACCTTCCACTGGACGTCCAGGACTGGTACCTCCCCCTGGTCTACCCGAGGGGGACGATCCTTCGGAGTCTGACCGTGGACATCTTCGGGAACGGGGTCGCCGACGTCGACGTCCAGGTGAACTTCACCGACAACACAGGATCGGCCACCAATGTCGCCCTCCTGACGGTCACCAACCCGCCGGCGGCCTGGGCGGCGTACACGGTGGCCATTCCCAACTCGATCGTCGGGAGGACTTCGCTGAACGAGACGTACTACCTGAAGGCCGACCCAAACGCGGCTGGGATCATCATCGGCAACACGTACATCACCAGGACACCGCCCCCGTAGGGAGACTCAATGCCGGCTGCCAATATCGAGATCAACGGCGTCGCCGCGTCGAATGACGACCTGCCGATCAACACGCTGGTTCAGCTGTCGAACGCCGACGTGGGCGGCGAGGTCACGTACTTCTGGGAGATCCTCGATCAGCCAGAGGGCACCGCCGACGTGCTGTCGTCGACGACGATCGAGAACCCGACGTTCACCCCGAAGAAGGAGGGCTCCTACCTGCTCAGGCTGACGGTCAACGACACGCTGGCCAGCGAGGTCTCGGACATGGCGATAGCCGCCGTCCGGTACCTCCGGACCAACGATCGAGAGGTCGCCGCGCAGGAGACCGTCGAGGTCGACTCAGCCCGCGGCTGGAAGACGGCGGTGAACCGCCAGCTGCGCAAGCTCAACGTCGCTGGAACCGACGGCAACGTCATCGTCGCCAAGAATCCCGCCGTCAGCTTCCCGACCACTGGAGACGTCGTGCAGTTCAACGCGACAGCCCTGATCAAGGCAGGCCTACCGGGTGAGGAACGGCTCGCCGTCACGGCGCTGGCGCTTGCTACCGTCGCGGTCAACGTCAGCGGGCCGCTCGGCGTCGTCGTCGGGACGCCGACCGGAGCGGCGCCGGCCGCGAGCGGACTCGTGCTCGTGCGCGTGCTCGGTCTCGTCGAGGTGTCCGAGGCGGGAGCCCCGGCGGTCAACGACCCGGTGTACGTGAGCGACACGGCGCAGCCCGCGCTTGCCCCGGGGACCAACTCCAGAATCATAGGTCGAGTGGTTGAGTCCAGCGTCGGCGTGTGGCGCTGGGTGGTGTGGCCAAGGTTGTGAGGGTGCTCAGCTTACCAGCCTTCATGCTACCGTAGCGACCAATGGCGCTCGTGACCCTCCTCGGCGTGCTCGCAGACGGCCCCCTCACCGACGGGGTGCTGACGAACACGGCCGTACAGGTCGACTGGCCGCGCGGCACCGACGGGGTGATCGAGTTGAACCTGGTGGACCACGACGGCCAGCTGGTCGACCTCGACCTCGCTGGAGCGGATCGACTGGAGCTCACGATGCGCAGCACACTTGGTGGTGACCCAGTTCTAGCCAAGCTCGCGATGAAGGTGTCGACCGCCGTCGGTCGATACTCATTTTCGATCGCCAGCGCAGATACGATCGACCTCAGCGGCAGAGTGATCATGGACGTGTGGGCTACGAAGGCAGCGGCCCAGCAGCAGGTGGTGGCGCCCTCGTACTTCAACGTCACGCCGAGGATGAGGGCGCCGTGAGCCAGCACAGCGATGAGATCCCGTTGTGCCCTACGACGCCGGCGCACGGAACCGTCGGTCCGCTGCAGGACCTCGAGAACCGGATAGGCATCCTCGTCATCCAGGTCGACAGGCTGCAGCAGACCAACAAGCTACTGCGGTGGGCCGCCGCCACCGCCACCGCATTCGCGCTCGGCAGTGCCATCGCGGTGGCGAAGACCCTCTACGGGTTCGGCGCCGAGGATGCGACGATAAGGAACGGGATCGAGAGGGCCCAACGCCAAGCCGACGAGATCAAGTCGGACGTGCGCGAGCTTCAGAAGTTCGTCTATCACCGCTTCGGGGCCGACACGCCCAGGCTCATCCAACCAACCAAGGACGACCAGCCATGACCACCGGTACCTACCCACGCCAGTCACAGATGCGTTCGCTGATCATCAGCTTGGCGTTGACCGCCCTGCTCACGACGGTAATTGCGGCCGGGCTGCTGGCCCTCTACTCCGTGGGTACGGCGCACGCCGACTCTGGGTCTGGGTCTGGGTCTGGGTCTGGGTCCGCGATCGACGTCGTCTCGGCGCCCGCACTCGGCGTGGTGGACGAGCTCAAGGAGCTGAGGGCGAAGTACGAGGTGATCAAGGCGCAGGGCGACAAGGACGCCAAGTTACTCCTGTGGGCCGGTCTCATCGCCGGCATGCTGAAGCTGCTGCTGACGATCGTCCACCGAGTCTCCGGGCCGAAGCCCAAGCGGTGGATGGCGTGGATCGCCATGGGGCTCGCCGTGCCGATCGCCCTGCTGTCCCACTACGCCCTCGGCAACTCCGTGTTCGACTCCCTCGTCGTTGCCGGGGGTGGCCCCGGCGCGGTGCTCGTCCACGAGCTGCTCCAGGCCTTCAAGAAGCGCGAGCCGGCCCCGTCAACCTAAAAGTGCTGGAACTGCTTGTTTATATGTGTCCAAACGGACACGACACCAGAGGGCCCCTGCCCGGCCCTCAGTTGAACATTCTCGAGAACGGGCCGCTGGTGGCGTGTTTTTGGGGGGTCCTCGTACGGGCGTTCTCAGGGGCCCTCAGCGCCTCGACAGCCCAGCCCCGAGTTACACGAGGGCAGGCCGTTCCGACGGCGTGCGCGTGCGGCTACGCGGCGCTAGGGGGCCTCTAGGTGGGGGCCGCCGCGACCATCGGGGTCTCGGCCGTCGCGCTCACCCTCGCGATCGGCCTCATCCTGGCCGTCCGCTGGGTGCGCGCGGAGGTCACGCTCCGCGGCGAGGCCCAGGCGCTTGCGAACGAGGAGTCCAAGCAGCGCGGTGCGGTCGAGCGTGATCGGGATGACGAGAAGACGGCGAAGGTCCGCGCGCTCGCCGAGCTCGAGGACGCGAGGGCCCAGGCCGCCGTGTACGCCAAGGCCGCGCGCGACGCGCGGGAGGAGCTGTCGAAGCATGTCCGCGAGAGGCTGGCTACTGGCACTGACGATGACGTTCTCGCTGAAGTCCGGAGGCTGCTCGGGCCGGAGCTGCCAGCCGTGCGTCCAGCAGCCGCGACCGCCGGCGGTGGTCGTGGTGAGCCCGAAGCCGCCGCCGTGCGACCTACCATCTGAACCCACCCCGGTCGACGTCAGGGGTGAGGTCAACTCCCCGGGAAAGATCCTGCTCACGACCGACACGGTCCGCGCGATTGGGGAGTACCTGGTCGATGCACGGGCGCTGATCGCCGCGCAGCGCGACTGCATCCTGGCGCGCGAGGCTATGGGGCTACCTCCAGGCGGGGCTGGCGCGTCGCCACCGGCACCATCGACATCAGGTCCAGCGCCGACCCCAGCTCGACCGTGACGAGCAGGTCGCTGGCTCGGTTGGCGACCGGCCACACGCCGCCGATCAGCTCGTTCAGGATCGGCAGGGTCGTGGAGAGCCAGATCACCCGCCGGCCGGTCTCGCGCCAGACGACCACCGGCACGCGGTCGCGCCGCGTCCGCTGGATCGCCAGCGCGGCGTCCCGCTTCGCCTGCTCCATCTTCTTCCCGGGGTCCGGGGCGTTCGCGTGCTCGCACTCCACCCAGAGGTTGCAGAGCCACAGCGGCACGCCTGGGCCCTCGATGATCAGGTCGGGCTCGTAGGCCCGCTCGGCCTGGCTCGATCTGCGCACGCACAGGCCGTTCTCCGGATCGGTGTTGGTCTGGGAGACGAACGCCTCCGTCAGACGATCGCGGACTGCGAGCTCGAACTCCTGGCCCTTGCGCCTGCTCCTGCGCCCGACGGCGCTCCTGTCTGCTGCCACGTCACACCTCCGAGTCAAAAGAAAAGCCCGCCGCGGAGATCGCGGCGGGCCTGGAAAGGCGGGAGGCGGGGTCGGCCGCCCAAGGACTCGCGACCACGAAAGCAGCCGACCCCGAACCGGGCACCACACCCGGCGCCCCCCTGTTAATCAACTGTCCACCTCGATCATGGCTTCCTCGAGCGCGTCCGCCGCGCCGACCGAGTCGTGGGTCTTGGTGGCGCGGAGCGCGAGCATGATGGCCCGCTGGAGTCTCGCTCGCTGCTCGCGGTACCTGCCGCGCTCGTTCGACAGGTGCCGGTTGGCGACCACGACCCGCCTGGCCACGGATCCCGGCGGCATGTCGTCCAGCGAGACCCGCAGCTCGCCGGCGGCCGCAGCGTGGTCGGCCCTGAGCTGCTCCAGCTCGCCGGTGATCACCGCGATGCCGGACTCCACGATGCGTCTGGTCTCGAGGTACGAATCGAGGAGCTCCTGGTTGGAGAGCGTCTCTGAGCAAACCCGGCAGCCGACGTGCTCTGGAATCCCCGGCTCCCAGGGAACGACGACCCACGCGTGGTCGACGCTATCATTATGGTAGCAGGGCGGCCGCGTCGCGCTGGTGCTCACCTCTTCCTCCTCCAGAGCGCGTACATCCTAGCGTCAGACCCGACCTTGCGGCGGACCAGGTGCACGGCGCCGTAGACGTCCGCGCCGGTCTCCCGGATCACGTCCGCCGGCGGGCGGCCGCGCACCAGCACCTCGGCCGCCAGGTCCCCGTCCCGGGTCCTCCCGGCGAGCGCCCGCAGCCGGCGTCGCACGCGGAGCCGCCAGTCGATCTCGTCCAGGGCCTCTCCGGGGTCCCGCGCCGGCTGCGGCGCGACGTCGTCCTTCAGCTCCGCGGCGTGGACGCCCGCCACGTTCTTGCGCGGGTCGTGCAGCCCGCCGGTGACCGGGCTCGACTCGCGCCACAGCCAGTCCTTCACGCGGAGCGCGGCCGCGCGGGCGGCGTAGCCGTCGAACGGCACGCCCACCTGCGGATCCCACGTTCGCCTGGCCACGATGATCGCGACGGTGGCCTCCTGGACCATGTCGCCGACGTCGGCCCACCAGCACCTGTTCGCGTAGCGCTGGGCCACGGCCTTCGCGATGCGGAGCACCTCCTCCGCGTCGACGTCCTCCTCGTGCTCGTTCACGAAACCGAAGATTCGCTCCGGCGCCGCCGGCATGGCTGCGCCCATCTGCGACACCGCGCGATCGATCTCGAGGCTCGCGCCTTTGGTGAGTGCGGGAGCCTCCGCGTCGCTGTTCTGGACGCGGAGCCACTCGTGGCCGTCACGCCCGTAGAACACGAAGCCCCCATCTTTGCACCTCACGGGAGCACGCTCCCGTCCCCCAGGAACTTCAGGACGCGCCTGGCCTGGGCCTTGATGGCGCACTCCTCGTCCACGTCGGTGTCGATGCGACCGCAGACCTCCGCGACGCAGTCGACCACGGCCTGGGCCAACTCCTCCTTGGCCCACCTCCTCGTGTCGGTCCTGTTCATCTCGCTCATGGGCCCACCCCCAGCACGTCCATCTTGAACAGCAGCAGCGCGGCGATCTCCGCCTCGGCCCTTTCCACGGCCGCGTCTAGGTCGTCGGCGAAGGCGATCACGTCCCATCCGCTGGGCGGCCCCCAGTTCGAGGCCTTGGCGTTCATGCGGACGAACACGAGTCCGGGCTGCGTCGTCACCTGCCGGATGCTGACATCCATCATACGAGCCTCCGCAGGTCCGCCGGCTCCAGGGGGATCTTGGTGATCCACGTGCTCGGGTCCTCGTCCTTGTCCACGTCGTACTCCCAGTGGTCCTCCGGCGCGACGGAGCAGCCGGGGCAGTCGTCGCCTCCCCGGTGCCCGTCGGCGTACGTGCGGAAGCTCCACGAGTAGCTCCGCGGGAACCCGAGGCGCCTGCCGAGCTCGTGGCCGCGCTCGATGCAGTCGAGGTGCTCGCAGGAGTCGCCTGGGCACGGGAACTTGTCCCCGCAGCCGGCGCACACCTCGACCCCGTTCCGGCTTGGGCGCCAGTCGTGCCTGCACGTCCTCCGCTTCAGGCGGACCTCGCGGCGCGCCAGCTTGGTGAAGTCGGTGATCTTATCCGTTGCCATGTGGCCCCCTCTGCGCGCCGGTGTCGTCCTGCGGGTGGTACTCCTCGGGCCGGCAGTCGGAGCACCCGAGGCACTCGGTCCACCAGCCCCTGCCGTTCCGAGACCCAACGTGAGCGTTGACGCCGCCCACGTCCTGGCGCTTCAGGATCGAAGCCACGTGGTCGACCACGATGGCGTTCACCAGGTCATCCAGCGTGAGCGCCTCGCAGTAGGTCTCGTACGCGGTGCGCGCGTCCACGACCTCCTGACCGTCGTCGACAGGGCTGACGAGCAGCCCCACGTGGCCGTTCTCGTTCGCGGTCACGCGGAGCGTGGTGTTCGGGGGGAACTGCCGCAGGCACTCCTGCAGGTCCCCCAGGGTGACGATCCTCCTCGTCTGGTTCACGACGCCTTCTCCTCGGCCGCCGCCTCGGCCGCGAGCTTGGCGGTCGCCACGTCCGTCTGGAGCGCCGCGATCGTCCCGCGCAGGGCCTCGAGGCGCGTGTCGAGCAGACGCTCGTACCGCCCGACCTTCTCCAGCAGGTCCTGGGCGTCGGACGCGCGAGTCTCCAGCGCGCTGACCCCGAGCTTGCCGGTCGACAGCTCGCGGTCGATCCTCTGCACCTCGGCATCGGCCTCGGCCTGGAGCGAGTCCATGATCGCCCTCGCGCCGTCGCTGGTCATGCGGACAGTCGGGACCTTGTAGACGGTGTGCTTGGGCGCGGCCTGCCCGAGCGCCTCGACCAGCAGGTTCCACAGCGGCATCGCCGCCGGCGGCAGGTAGTAGATCCCCCCGCCCTCGCGGAGCCCGACCGCGCCGCAGTGCTCGACCTGGTCGATCAGCCAGGAGCTGACGTCCTCGGTCGTGAGCGCGTCCAGGTGGTACTCGTAGGCCTCCCGGACCTGCGTCGCCTCCTCGGCGCTCGCGTTCTTGAGCACGGCGCGGCCGATCACGTCGAGCGACACGGTCGGGCCGGTCCAGTGCTTGAGGGCGTCGGCCGTGGGGTTGAGCTGCTCCTCGACCACGGCCCACGACCCGCGCCTCAGCGGGCGGATCAGCCGACGCTTGCCGCGGAGCACGCCGACCGCGCGCCGCAGCGCGACCTCCGGGGCGTGCGTCACCGGGCCGCGGCTCTCCAGGTTGCGAACGCTCAGCGCCGCGACCAGAGCCAGGCGGTCGCAGTCCCCGCGGAGCCGCCACCACACGGTGGCCCCCGCCGAGTCGTCGCCCTCGCTCACCATCACGAGCTCCCTGTCCTCGATCTTCTTCATGTTCTGCATTGGTCTCTTCTCCTTGGTTGTGGTGTTTGGTTCACGTCCCCGTCCTCGTCCCCGTCCCCGTCCCCGTCCTCGTCCCCGTCCTCGTCCCCGTCCACGTCCCCGTCCACGTCCACGTCCTCGTCCTCGTCCTCGTCCCCGTC